ACGACCGCGACTTGCCGGATATGCGAGGAGTCCGGGGTCGGGCGGGTCGGGTGTTCGCGACGTGACCCGTGTAACACTCTGGGACGGTTGCAGAGCGAGTGGAGTAGCTAGGAGCACCGGACCCGGCTCCCATGCGGGGCGAGGAGAACGAGAGGAGAGGTGAACACCATGTGCGACCCGAAGCCGGGGGTACACTTGAGGGCCGCCGGGAGGTGGGTCTCCGCGTTGACCGCGCTTACCGCGCAGGTCCAGGGAGCCAGAGACGCCTCGCGGAACCTGTTCAGCCAAGTGAACCATGAGACGAAGGGCGAGTCGTTCCACATTCATCTGGCCGACAAGACAAGCCTGGTCGAACTCCGTGACGGACTGAGGCGGGGCGTGGCCGACTTGGACGCCGCGCTCGAATTGTTCGGCGAGGTGTGAGGAGGCACCCACGTCTCCCCCGCCCGCCCTGTCCGCCGGGGCGGGCTTCTCTTTCCCTCCTCCCCTGCCATCCGGCTTCGGTGAAGTCGTCGACTCCAACAAACCCTTGGGGCTAATGAGGTTGAGGCCATCGGCCGTCTAGAAAAGGGGGAGTCTGTCGACCTGCATCTCCCGTCCGCCTAGCCCTAAAGGAACCTCCCTCTCCGCGCCTCAATGACCAGGTAGCGGAGGTGGCCGGGATGGTGACGCCATACTGGGAGGACCGCGAAGCGGGGTTGACCATTTACTGCGGGGACTGCCTCACCATCCTCTCCTCCCTTCCCGCCGAGTCCGTCTCGCTCATCTTCGCGGACCCGCCCTACAATATTGGCAAGGCCGCCTGGGACCGCATAGACGACTATCTCGGCTGGTCGGCCAGGTGGATAGCGGCGGCGTCCAGGGTGCTCAAGCCCAACGGGGCGTTTTGGGTAAGCCACACTAAACCGGAAGTCCTGATCGAGATAGGCCGCATGATCGAGCGGCACGGCCGGAAGCGGCTCAACTGGGTGACGTGGGACAAGTACAACGGAACGGGCGGCGGCAAACGGTACCTTCTGAACCGCACGAAGGTAGCTAACCCGAACGACAAGCGGCGGCTCGACGGTGACGCCGAATACCTCATCTACCACGCCGACGAAGGCGAGTGGGCGAACCAGACCGACCGGACGCGAGGGTTCATCTTCGAGCCGTTGAGGGCGTACCTAGACGGCGAGAGGGCGAGGGCGGGTGTGGGCAAGGTGGCCTGCAACGTGGTCTGCGGGTTTAGCGCGTCCCCGGGAGGCATGGCTTCCCGGCACTACTTCGGCCGTTCCCAATGGCAACTTCCGACCTGCGGACACTATGAGGCCATGAGGCGACTCTTCAACGCCGGCGGGGGCGACTACCTCTCCCGAGATTACGAGCACCTGCGCCGGGAGTACGAGGACCTGCGCGAACAGTACCACCACCTCCGCTATACATTCAACAACCCCGGCAAGGCGTCCTCGGTGTGGCAGTTCGACCCGGCTCCCCGGAACGGCCACCCGACTCCGAAGCCCGTGGCCCTCCTCGAAAGAATCATCGCCACATGCACCGATCCCGGCGACCTCATCCTCGACCCCTTCCTCGGCAGCGGGACTACCCTCGTCGCCGCGAAAATGCTGGGCCGTCGGGCTACTGGGGTGGAGGTTAGCGAGGAGTATTGTGCCCTCGCCGTCCGCAGGTTGGCTCAGGAGGTCCTGCCCTTTCACGTTCCCCGGGTGGCGAAGGCGACCCCGGCGGAGCAGCTCGCCTTCACCGCCCCAGGCTAGCCCGCCCTTCCTTCGCCTCCCGAACTAGTGGCAGATGAGTGGCACAACTTTTTCCCCACGTTATCCGAAACGAACCCACGTTCGCCATTGGGGCAAGCGGCCCCAGACGCCCGTTCGCTACAAACCACCCTCTGTCTGCGGCTTCCCTGGCTGGTAGAAGAGACTGGTGGAGCCGATGGGGATCGAACCCACGGCCTCATGAATGCCATTCACGGGGCCGCCATTTCGAACGAACCCGGAATCCCTTGTACCGCCTGGTTTTCAGGTCTCGCCGAACATACGTTCAGCCAAAAACAGAGGCAGAATGGTGGCACGGTTCAAAAGGGGTTCCGAGTTGACATAAGACCACGGTAAAGGCTACAGAGCATTATACCACGTTGGAAGCGCACAATTTGTCGAAGGGTGTCGAGGACGGAGAAAGTGGGTCCGTGGCGGCCAACCCCCGGAATCGACAGGGCCGAACTCGCCCACTGGCCCGGCTTGCCGCCCGCCCTCTCGCCCACGCTTCCGAATGGCGTTGCCGTCGCCACTCCCCGCTTCCACTACCTTATCATTTTTCCGCACACCCTGATCGGGCAACTATCATTGGCCGATTTAGCAGGGACAACGCCGCAAAAGATGAGCACAAAGAGGAGTGCCTACCGGGGGTAATGCGAGGTTTCTTGAGTTGACGCAAGTCTGCCTCTGTGGGAAACTATCCACTAGATTACTAGGGACGACTGGGAGGTCTCCTTGGTTGCCAGAGTTTGTATGCTGAGGAGGAAAGCAGGATGTCATCGAGTGAGACCGTTAAGGACCTGCCTGCGCTATGGAAGCCCGCCGACGCCGCCGCGTTCCTGGGCGTCCAACCATCGACGGTCTACATGATGGTCCGAACCCGGACGATTCCCCATATCCGGGTCGGACCGCGCCTGATAAGGTTCGACCGCGAGACTCTGCGGAGATGGGTCGCTAAGGGCGGCTCCCCATCGGAGGCGTAACGCGATGTCATTGGAGACACGGGAGACGGATCACAACGTCCTCTCCGACAATCGTTGCCCGATAGACCGAGAGGCCGTCCGCCCCCTCACTGAGAGCGGGGTGAGATAGTGGCCCGGCCCCGCAAGGCGACGGTCGATTACTTTCCACACGTGGTCGTCCACGGCCAGACAATGTTCATCCTCGAATCCCGGTATGGGAATGACGGTTACTCCTTCTGGTTCAAGTTGCTCGAACTCCTCGGTTCCACGGAGGGCCACGTCCTCGACTGCAACAACTCGGCGACGTGGGAGTTTCTGATGGCGAAAACCCACCTGAGCGAGAGTTCCTGCTCCGGTATCCTCGACCTCCTGGCGTTACTGGCCGCCATTGACGCCGGCCTGTGGCGGGAACACCGCCTAGTCTGGTGCCAGAAGTTCGTCGACGGAGTGGCCGATGCGTACCGTAAGCGGCAGTCCGCAGTCCCCGAGCGGCCATGTCCGAAGGTTTCCGACGCCGGGAACGGGGAGCAGGTGGGGTTTCCGCTCCAGAAACCCTCGGTAGGCGGGGCAACAGACGACGGAAAGTCCCAAACGAAACTAAAGGATATTAAAAGAGAGGAGAGTAGTACTACTAGTGATCCCCCCGCCCCCCCCTCACTGACGCCTGAACCTCTTCTAACAGACGCGACCCCTACCGAGCGACAAATCCTCGCCGTCCTCAAGGCCATCGACGGTTACCCGTTCACCTATGCGCTAGACCTCGAAAAGGTGGTTCGCGGCTTTGCTGTCGATTACCCCGCGATAGACATTCTCGCCGAGGTCAAGAAGTGGGCTGTCCACGTCATAGACAAGCCCCTCAAGCCGAAGGGCAATCCGCGACTCAGGTTCCGGAACTGGCTGACGAAGGCAGTTGAGATCGCAGAAGAGCGACGCGAAGGAGGAAGACGAAATGGCACAACTACTTCAGGAACTCCTCGACAAGCGGAGAGCGACTCCATTCGCCGGGATGCAAGAGATGAACCGGACTCCCGCCTCGACCGACTCAATGGCGGCATTATCCACCCTGACGGGAGCGTCGAGCCGTGGGTGGACATTTCAGAACCTGACTGAATTGCAGGTCACCGAGTGCGCTCGCATTCTTGAGAGGTTGTCGGAGTCTGATGCGAAATGCAAAGTCTGCCCCGGTCTCCGTCCTCAACCTCCAGAAGACGGGGTAATCCGAACTATGAGCCAGACGCCGTATTGGGAGGAGCCCGAACTCTGCGACGGCGTCCGGCGCGAAGCAGACCGCGACCGCTGGGGGAGCCTGGTGGAAACGTCGGTATACTGCGAACTTAGCCAGGCCGCCATGATCGAGGCGCACTACGTGAAACTGCTCCGGGGGGCAAGCATCCCCGGAGGCACGGACCACATGACCCTGTCCAACTTCAAGGCGACGCGGGGCACGAAGGCCGCCTACCAATCCGCTTGCGACTTCGCCGAGGGCCGCTCCGAGCGAGGCATCGTCCTCTCCGGCCCCACGGGCTGCGGGAAGAGCCATCTGGCCATCGGGATTCTGCGGCGTCGGCTCGAACGGCACCAACCCGGCATTTTCCGGACGGTCCCGGAACTGCTTGACACTCTCCGGGCCGCCCAGCGGTCCGACGATAACCGGGCCGACAAGATCATGGAGTTACTGAAGACTACCCCGCTCCTGTGCCTCGACGACTTCGGAACCGAAAAGGGAACAGAGTGGTCCGTCGAGCGGCTCTTTATCGTCCTCAACGCTCGGGAACTCAACGCTGGCCCCATGGTGGTCACTACCAACTTCGCGAAACCGGGAGACCTCGCTAAGCGGCTCGGCGGCATCCCCGGAGAACGCATCGTCTCCCGGTTGCGGGGACTCTGTTCGTGGGCCCAGATGGACGCGCCGGATTACCGTGGTCGCCCGGTCGGGAAGGATGATGGGAAAGGCCAGGACCCCGGCCAACCCGGCGGCGGCTTGCCAGCGTAAGGCTCACACCTGGGCGCGGCGGGAGACATCTAGGCTCTCGCCGCGCGTCGCCCCTTCGCCCCCCTCCCCATCCTCGCCCCGCACATCACACACACTCTCCTCGGTATCGCCGACGCCTCCGCGGCCAGCCCGGCGAACCCGGCTACCCCGAACCACGATGGCCGCCAGAACGCCCAGGCTATCCAGGCGCAGACGACTGCCGCCGTGGCCCAGAGGAGGGCCTCCTCCCACCGGCTTACCTTCTTGACCGTGACACCCCGGCAGACCGGGCAAACGTACCCTCGCCGTTCTCCCATTCCAACACCCTCCCCCGTCACCCAGAATTTGTCTCCTATGCCCGCAAGGAGCGGCAACCCGGCAGTCCGCGTCGTCGGCCGGGGTTGTCTGCCGGTCCGGCTCCCCTCCCTCCCCCAGGGACATCCGGGGAGCCTGCCAGACCGCTCCTCTTCATCCTCCCTCGTTGTTCTGGCTCGTGGAACGTGTCCGCTTGGCTCGTTTCCTATTTGCGCCGCTGGCCCGGAGTAGGACGCTGTCGGGGGTAATTAGAGCTAGGATTGGGTACTTCAACCACGGAGTCCGCCGGATAACCGGCTGGTCGGATTGTTTTCTCGTCATAATGTCGGGCGCGGTCTTGGCCTATGGTTTCTTGGCTCTTATCAACTCCCGGCGGATCGTCTCCACTATGCTCTTCAGGGCCTCGGCGTCTAGCCCGGCGTCGGCGGCCTCCTTGGCGGCCAGGACGTAGGCTCCCGCTCCGGGGCCGACTACCCACTCCCTCACCTCGGGCGGATAGTGGGCCAGGTAGTCCTTGAGGTAAAGGCGCTTGCCCGAGTAGCCGGGTCTGTCGGTCAAGCCGAACAGATAATCAAGGGACACGTCCAGAATCTCGGCGAGCCGGACAAGCGTTTCCGTGTCGGGGTCCCTCTGGCCCTTCTCGTACCGGGTAATGGTCGGGCCGCCGAGGGACACCATTTTGCCGAGGTCCTTGGCGGTCAGACCCCGCGATTCCCGCAACATCCGCAACCGTTCGCCGAACTCACCTAGTTCGCCCATCGGACTCATCTTATCTCACCTAGTTCCTGCCGGGAATGAATTCGCCCCAGATGGCATCTCCCTCTTGACGTCGTTCCCGCCGGGAATGTATACTCGCATCAGAGGTAGTGCCTGGGAGGCATGTCAGAGATATGTTGAACCCCATTGCCCTGCGTATGGCCCGCGAAGCCCGCGGACTCAAGCCCAGCCAGGCCGCCGATAGAGCCCAGGTATCGCGGGCTTACTGGCTGAACCTAGAGGCCGGGCGCAAGCACGGACCCTCTGGAGACGTTCTTGTCAGGCTCGCGGAGGCCGTTGGCGTCACCGTCGAGTCCATCGTGACTCGCAGGGATGTCATCGCCTCCTAGTCTTACGCTGGTGGCCCCCGGCTATACCACCGGGGCCTGAACGGAGGGGTTGGCCATGACGCTCCAGGCTACCGAGGACGACCACCTACCCGAGCAGTTCGGCACGGGCCTGGCCGCAAGGTTGCTCGGTTGTTCCCGGTCAACCGTGGTGGCCATGTGCCGTCGGGGAGAGTTGCCGCACCGGCTCGGGTACGGAGGCCGCTTCAAGTTCTCGGCGCGGACCTGGAGGCCGTGGTTCGCCACTCGGTTCGTCGCCCAGTTAGCCACGCCCGCCACCTCCTCGAAAACCCGGAAACGCAGTGTCCATCGGCCTCTAGCATAGCATGGAGATTCATGCCAGTACAAGGAGTTAGTGCTACGGAAGGGAGGAGTTAGGATGTCAGGGGCTACTATGAGTGCCGGGTTAACCGGCCTGATGCTACGCCGATGCAGGGAGAGGAGAGGCATGCCCCAGGCCGACTTCGGAGCCGAAACTGGCTATGGTAAAGCGGCCATCGGGCACGTCGAAACCGGCCGGCGGAACGGCGACACTCTCCGCATCGCCGGGGTGGCCGACGACGCCGGGGTGTTCCAGGCCATCCAAGCGGACGCCACGGGAGGAGTCATGGCCGACGCCATCCTGACGGGCCCGAAAGTCCGGTTGGATTGTCTCGCCGTGGCCACCAAGACCCTTGAGGAACTCCGGGAGGCCGTCACGGCTATCGAGGCCGCCATCCCGGACCTCATCAACGCCACGTCCGCCGAGGACATCACAGATACTGCTCGCTCCCGGATCGCCAGGGTCCTCCATGAAGCCCCGGAGGCCAAGACCGGCCTGGGGGCCCTCATCCGCTCGTTGTGCGAGACGTTCGAGTTCAGCCCGACCGCCCTCTACGCCGACCACCTGGCCGAACTCCGCGCGAAGGGCTTCGTCGCAAGCGGAACGGAGGTGGCCCGGCATGTCCATCGTGTCCGCCGTCAGTCGGCCTAGCCGCCGAGTCGTCCTAACCCGGCCAGGGTGCTTCGCGCCGGAGCCGGTCGCCCAGCCCGCCCAGTCGGCCCATGTCGGCCCGAACATCGAGCAGGGGGCCGTCGGTTGGATGGAGGCCCTGACTCCTGGGGCGAGAGAGTTGGCCGAGTCGTTCCTCGCGGAGGTTATGGGTAGCCGGGGAATCCGGGCTTACCGGAGCCCGTGGTTCACCGTGGTCCGGGTGGGCCGCAAGTTCGAGGTGAGGGCGACCGATGCGGGCGCGAGATACATGGCGTTCGAGTCGGATCCGTTGGACGGGCGGGGGCTGGGGCAAATCATGAAGGGGCGGTGGGAGTGAGATGGCGCAGGTCAAGGTAACCGCAGAGGCTACCCTGTTCGAGCACTACGAGAACGGGACCCTGGAAGAGGCCGTCATCAAGGCGGCGGCAGAACAGGTGCTCACCGGGATGCAGGACAAGGTCGATAGACAGGTGCTCGCTATGGTCAAGGGAGCCGCCGCCGCAGTCGTCAAGGCCCAGGTTCTTGAGGCGGTCAGGGGTCCCTACCGGCAGACCAACGCTTACGGCGAGGACGCCGGCAAGTCCATCACTCTCGCCGAGATGATCCGCCAGCAAGTCAACGCTCAGGTTGGCGGAGGCTACAACGAGCCCCGGCAGACCTTCCTGGAAAAGACCATCCACGATGCCGTCAAGGCCGCCCTCCAGAACGAACTCAAGGGCATGGCCGACGAAGCGCGAGCCAAGTTCAAGAAGGCTCTCGACGATGTCGTTGTGGCCACTCTGCGCGACAACCTGAAGAAGGCGCTGGGCCTGCCTGACTGACAACCCAGGCCAGCGGGCGCGACTCGTTGGCCGGGACCTTTGAGGACACTTGTGACGCTGACAACCGAGTTTCGTCGATGGCAGCGACCAGGCGTAGCGCATCCGGCCAACATCACTACGCTAAATCGGGTTGGATAAGACCCAGTGTGCCCAAAACCGTAACGGGAGGGTAGCCGGAGCCGGGGCAGGACCGGCCGCCATCGACGACTGGCTGGCGGGGCGGCGTGGTGACAAGTAGCGCACCTATTAGCGGCGGCCGCACAAGTGCCGGTGGTAGGCAATCCGGCCCCCGCCAGCCAGGACTTTGATAGCCTTTGTGGACGCGAGAGGGGGCGAGGAAGTGGATGACGGCGACAGGATTGTGAGGCTTCACCGGGACACCGCAAACGGCCGTTGGCGCGCGCGCCTAGACGGGGAGACGGAGATCGAGGGTTGGGGCGACACTATTGCGGATGCCCTAGATGGACTGATCGATGAGATCGAGATGGCCGAGGAAGCCGATGACGTTGAGGATGACGACGCGGCAACGGACGGCCAGCCAGGACTTTGACGCCAACGAGGGCCGCCGGTAACCGTGGCACCCGGTTCGGACGGTGACGGCCCGTTGTGATAGGTAAGGCGGCAACACCCTGAGGCCGGGGCGGTTGAGCCGAGCCGGGGCCGCCCCGGTGAGCGGGAGAGGGAGGCTAACATGACCGACTGCTTCCGAGGTTACATGCCCGGAGTGTGCGTCTGCCTGGTGGCCGAAGAATGCCGGGCGGCCAAGTCGGATCCGACCGTCCCGCAGACCCTCGCAGGATGGGTCATCCACTACCGCAACGGGTTGGCCGAGATGAGTGGCGCGGCGAAGTCGTTGGCCGAGTCTTTCGAGTCCGCCTACCTCATGTGCCACGGGTGCTTCCTCAACCCCCACCGCGAGCCGTGCAACGGGAAACCGGTGGAGTGCAAGGCCCTCGCGGACGACATGTGGCAGGTTCATCTGGCGGCTCTCGGGGTGCTTGCGAGACTCAAAAGCGATGCGGAGGCACAGGCCAAGGAGGCTAACCATGAACAAGATTGACACCCTCTTCGACCGGGGCGACGACTTCAAGGCGACCTCCCATGTCCGCCTGGGCTGCGAGTGGGTCCTGGCTGGCGAGGGAGTGGCCACGGAGAAGTTGGACGGGATGAATGTGCTCATCATCGACGACCCGGAGGACGGTCTCTGGCCCTGCAAACGGCATGGCCCGAACAAGGAGGAAAAGGCCGCCGGAGTCGAGGCCACCAACATCCCCTGTGTCGAGGGCGACCCGTCCGACAAGTGGCATTGGGACGCTTTCCACAGTACGCCCAACCTCCGGCCCGGCTATCACGAAGCGGTCGGCCCCAAAATCCAGGGGAACCCGCTGGGCCTACTCGCCCACGTCCTCGTGCGCATCGATGAGGTTCCCGTCTACGCCGACGTTCCCCGGACATACGAGGGGCTTCGCGACTACCTGGCCACCCTGGGCTCCCTCTACTCGCCGGGCCACCTGGCCGAGGGGATCGTCTTCCGTCACCCGGATGGCTGGATGGCCAAGATCAAGCGGAAGGACTTCGCGAGATGAGCGAGACTCGCGCGGCCTACGTGATGGACGGGTACTCGCCGCTCCTCTGCCCCTGGTGTCGCAAGACGCTGACGGTAGCCAACTCGGCCGCCAAGGGGAGCCAGGTTTACTGCAAGGGGTGCGAGTCCCGGTTGACCATCGCGAGGTGGCGGAGGAGTGGGGGCTACCGGCTTGTCGAGTTAAGCCGGGAGACGGATGGGAGCCAGGTGGCGTACATGGAGGGGGCGGGAGAGATTGGCAGACTCAACGACTAGCGGCGTGACCACGGAGGCCAAGTTGGACCGAGCGATTGGGTACCTGGTCGAGCGGGGCGAGACTGGATGCCCACCGGGCATGTGGAACGGGGTCCGCTGGGGCAGTCACTGCGCGGAGTGCGAGACCTCCGGAGATAGGCGACGCTGCCATGACGCCTGGCTGGGCAGCGATGAGGCCAAGGAGTTCGGGAGCGAGGAGGCGCGGGGATGAGCGAGACAACGATGAGGGAGAAGGCTGAGGCATTTGCCGAGGCGTTGGTCGGGCACCGCTCAGACGCCAAGACTCACCTAGAGGCCGTGTTGGGTCTGCATGGGGTGCCCGATGTCGCGGATTTGGTTGATCGTCCGCCTTGCCCCATCGAAGCCCCGACCCTCAACGACTGCGTTCGGGGGCAACCCGGTGCCATGCTCGCCATGCGGCGTTGCACGGAGTACGCCATGTCCGGACCCCGGCCTGGCTGGGAAGCCCGGCGGGATGCCTTTCTCGACCTCCTCCAATCCTACGTGGACGTCCTGCGGCCGGAGGGTTACCCCACACGCCAAGCCCTCCTCGACCTCCTGGCCGAGTACGTCAGCCGGGATGGGGCGGCCAACCGAGTCGCTGACGGACCGCCGGACGCGGCCAGGATGGGCGAGTTGACCGAGAGGGCCAGAGCGGCGTTGGAGGGGCAGAGCAAAGAAAGGGAGGACCCAAAGTGACGGTACCGGAGGGCAAGGACACGCAGGCGGTCGCCCTGGTGGATGAAGGGCGGACCATGGTGGAGCGGGCCGAGGCCATGCTTATCACTGACCAGGCAAGCCTCGCCGTGGCCGAGGAGACGTTGAGCGAAATCGCCCGGCTCAAGAAGAACCTTGAGGAACGGCGCGACTTCTTCGTCCGCCCGCTCAATGACCATGTGAAGAACATCAATGAGTGGATACGGGGTCTGGCGGCTCCGTTGGTCCAGGCCGACACCATCCTCCGAAACAAGAAGCTCGCCTATGCCCGCGAGGTCGAACGCCAACGCCAGGAGGCCGAGCGAAGCCGGCGGGAGGCCGCCGCCAAGGTTGCGAGGGAAGCGGCGGATGCGATAGCCGCCGGCCGGACTCCTGAGCCCGCGAAGCCGGTTTTCGTCCCGACCGCGCCCCCGCCCGTTAAGGGTATCCGGCGCGCCTGGGTCCATGAGGTCGAGGACCCGGACCTGGTTCCCCGCCAGTATTGCGGCCCCGACGACCAACTTCTCCGGGCCGCCGTGAACGCGGGAGTCCGGGAGATCGCGGGCGTCCGCATCTTCGAGCGGGAAGGCACGGTCCAACGGTAGCAAGTCAGGGATTCCGAAGCGGGAGGAATGACAGACAGTGAGTGACGAGCAGTTCAGCACAACCCAGATCATGCCTGCCGACGTGCCGGTCCTGGGCGGCGACAACCTCATCGCCATGGCCCAACAGGCCGAGATGCGGATTGAGGCCATCAAACGGATCAAGAAGGTCGCCCTAGCCGTGACCAATCAGCACGACTGGATAAACCAGCAAGGCAAGCCATATCTCCAGGTCTCCGGGGCCGAGAAGGTGGCCCGTCTCTTCGGCCTGTCGTGGCGGTTGAACGAGCCGACCGTCGATATGGAGCCCGACGGACACTACGCGTTTATCTACACCGGCGAATTCAGTCTCGGCACGGCCAGCATCGAAGCCGTCGGGTCAAGGTCTAGCAAGGACCCGTTCTTCCGCAAGCGCGACGACAAGTTGCTCGCGCCGGACGAGATCGACCGTTGCGACGTGCGCAAGTCGGCCTACACCAACTGCATCGGCAACGGTGTTACCCGGCTCCTGGGCATCCGGAATCTGACCTGGGAGGAAGTCGAGGAGTTCGGCCAGTTCAAGCGCGCCGAAGCCTCGCGGGTGGAGTACCAGAAGCGCGGCGAGATGTCCGAGGAGGCCAAGGGCCACCGCGATGAGATCCGGCGGATGATCCTGGAGATGTCCGGCGGAAAGGGCAACGCCGCCAGGGACCAACTCTTCAACCTGACCAGCTTCACGACCAAGGAAGGCAAGGACGTGCCGGGCAAGCGCCGGCTCGAGGACCTCTCCGAGAAGATGGTCGCGGTTACCTGCGGCAAGGTCAAGAAGGCGTACGAGGTATGGGTTGCGGCCGGCAGCAAGCCAACGGGAGGCGACGGCGATGTCGATGGCATCGGCGACATCGAGTTCTAGCGCAACCGGACTCCCGGACATCGTCGGGGCGGTCTATGAGGCCAAGCGGCGGAAGATTCGGAACTACCCGGCGAAGTCGAACCGGGCGTCAGAGTGCGGTCATCCGTGCGAAAGATTCCTGGTCCTGTCGCGCACCCGTTGGCAGGAGAAAGTCCTCCACGGTCCCGACCTGGAGTTCATCTTCGAGGAGGGCCGCATGATCGAGGATGCGGCCATGGCCGACCTGCGGGAAGCCGGGTTTGAAGTTATCGAGCAACAACGGCAGTTCGAGTGGGCGGCGCTGCAACTGACGGGGCACCTGGACGCCAAAATCCGGGTGCCCGACACCGGCCAGGTGTTCCCGGTCGAGGTCAAAGGTCTGGCTCACCACACGTGGGCCGCTACCGAGACCATTCAGGACATGCACAACTCAACGCGGCCGTGGATGCAAAAGTACCCCGCTCAACTGACGATGTACCTCCTCAACGCCGGCCATGAGCGGGGCCTGTTCTACCTAAAATCCAAGGCCAACTTCCGCCCCAAGGTCCTCTGGGTCGATCTCGACTACGCCTACGCCGAGACTATCTGCAAGAGGTTGGAGCGCGTCAACGCCCACGTCGCCGCCGGCACTCTCCCCGATCCCATCGACGAACCCGATGTCTGCGAGGACTGCGGATTCCTGGCGGTCTGTCTCCCGGAGGTCAGGGGGCGAGCCCTGGAGATCGCCGACAATCCGCGGCTCATCGAACTCCTGGCCCGGAGAGACGCACTTGCGGCCGCCCGGACTGAGTTCGAGAGCGTGGACAAGGAGATCAAAGACGCCGTCAGGGACCGGGAGAAAGTGCTCATCGGTGACTGGCTCATAACCGGCAAGGAAGTCAGGCGGCGCGGGTACACAGTCGCCGACTCCGCCTACTGGCAGAGCAAAATCGTGAGGTTGGTCGCGGGGCGGTCTCGGCCGGCGTTGGAGTCTGGCTTCGGGATCGCAGAGGAGGTTGGGGAGGGTGAGTGAGTTTCCCGCCGTCCGGGCTACCCAGTGCGCCACCTGTTGGGGTCGGCAATTCTGCGAGGCCAACGGGTTCGCGAATTGCTGGGGGTACCGCCGCGAACCCCGTTGCCCGGACCATCCCGATAAGCCCCTCGTCTCTCTTTCGGGCCACCGTGCCTACCACTGCCCCGAGTGCGGGGTTAGCGTCTGCTGGGCCTGCGGGCTCGCCTCAGATGCCCTGGAGGCCAAGGTGAACTGGTCCACCGGGCTCTGCCACACTTGCTCCCGGCATCGCGACGAGGCCCGGCAACTCCACGCAAAGCGAGTCGCCCAGGCCGTAAGCGACTTCGCATGGGCCGCCGACAACATCCTGTCCGCCAAGACCGAGTGGGAGCTAGCGGTCCGCCTGGCCGACCTGGCCGAGAAGCGGCGCGAGTTGAGGGAGGCCGACGAGGGTGAGTAGCCTCCAAGTCTGCTACGTCCCAACCTGCAAGAACATCGCCACGCGGCGGTGCGCGGGTTGCATGAAGCCCATCTGCGATGAGCACTCCTGGTGGAACCACCATGCCCAGGCGGACCCAGGCGACATCGACCGCCGGTGCCCTGAGTGCTACTCGGCCTTCATGAGCCGCCGGTTCAGGGAGGCCACAGAGGAGCTCCAAGCCGCCCGTGCCGACCTCGCCAAGGCCAGGGTGGAAGTGGCGGCCATGGCCAAGGAGGTTGGCCTGTGCATCCCGACGAGTTCGAGCGACGCCTTGACAACCCCATGACCCTTGGCCGCCTGGACGCTCCCTGCCGGGGCCCGTTGGACCAGGACGCCCAGGAGTGCCGGGAGTGCCTGGTGCGGAGGGGCTGCGCCGAGGACTCCGGGCTGAACCTGGATGCCTACTGGCCGGAGTGCGCCGGGGACTGCGATGGGTGCGGGTCGGAGAGGTGCGCCGACAGGGTGGAAGAGGAGGATGGCTAGCATGGACTGCCCATGTTACGACTGCGAGGACTGCCGGGCCGTTGAGTGTCCGGTCTGGCGGACCAGATTGGGTCAGGAGGTCGGGACGGATGGGTAAGGACGGGTGTCCGTGGCGGTCAGATAGGAAGACCTGTCGCCTCGATCCCTTCGAGCATTCGTGGCGTTCGGGTCCGAAGATCCACTTCGACAAAGGCTTCAAGTCGTGCAAGGTCGCCGACGGCCAGGAGTGTCCGACCAGGGAGCGGCGGCGCGGCCGGGATTGCATGTTCAGCGGGGACCGACGGTGCGACGAGGGGTGCGTGGGGTGGCTGCCGGCCGAGCCTCGGTGCAAGTCGCTCCTGCCGGGCGAGGCGGTCCATGAGGACCTAGCCGGGCGCGGAGTCGTGCTGGTTGACTCGCTCAAACGCTAGGAAGAGGAGGTTCACACAATGGACATTCCGACCACGGTATCCCAGACGGTCGGGCAGCTACTGGATGAACTGGCTACCAGGTTCGGTGCGACAGCCGAGCACCTCTACGGCGTCCTGGTTCGCCAGGCGGTCATTCACGGTTGGGTCACCATCGTTAGCGCGGTGGCTTTTCTCGCCCTGGCTGTCCTGGGCGTCCTGGCCTTCCGTTGGGGCATCCGCACGGGTCAGGCGAGCGACTGGGATGGTTCCGACATGTTGCCCTATTTCGCCGTCATCATCGGCGCGGTCGCCGCGATCATCGGGGGAATCCTGGCGGTTGCCGGTTTCATCGATGGCGCGGCTCGCCTGGCTAACCCGGAATTCTGGGTGTTCGACTATCTCTCCAAGTTGTTGGGCGGCTAGGCTTCACCGGGCCAACGCGCCCGAGACGGGAGGAAGCTAGACACGGAACGGCATCGACTGGCCGACCGACGGTAACGCTCAAGGTCAACGGTAAGGACCCCTTCGCCCTCAACGGGAAGGCGTACCGGATTGAGGATTGGTGGGTGAACGTGGGCGGCAAGTCATGGATGGACTGCAAGGGCAACTTCGCCTGTCTGCAATACTCCATGCGATCAGTGGATGCCGGGCTACCCCTCGATAACGAGGTCATCTACGGCAAGGTCGGGGGACTCGGCTACCTGGTCCACGAGAGCGAACTGGGCGAAGAGGACGCCACCGCCTAACCGGCTTCACCGTCGGGCCAACGCGCCCGGCGTAAACCACAACTTAATAGCCGGGCGGGCAGGGTGCGGGACGGCCTGCCCGGCGAGGTTAGAGGGGCTAAAATGGCCCCCTAGTTGACAAGAGAGGCAGGTTAGTTCAATGAGGACGTTTGTTGTTTGTGCCGCAGCGGTGGCCCTTGTGGGCGGGATCGCTATCGGCATGGGTTGGCTGACCATGACGGTCTGGAACGCCATCCTCGTTCCCTGGCTCAACGCGCCCGCCCTGAATCTCTGGCTGGCCACGGCGGTCTACGTGGTCCTGATGGGCATCTTCCAGGCCGTGCGCGGAAGCCGGAACTAGGCTAGACGAACTGGAGAGGGGAGAGTGGCCAAAGTGAACTTCACCGATACGGGTATGGTTCGCCCAGTGGACGGACTTGGCCGCGTCGTCATTCCGTGTGGACTCCGGGAGGCGATGGGCATTGAGCCCGAGACACTCTTGAGCGTCTTCGCCGACGGGGCAGCCGAGGAAATCCTGCTCAAGGTGTACCACATAAAGTGCCTGTTCTGCGGGGCAGGCGAGGACCTGACGGACTTCTCGGGTCGCAAGGTATGCCGGAGCTGCGTCGCGGCCCTGGGCGACATGGCTTCCGAGGTGGGGCCATGACCACCGAGTCTACCGCTGCCGCAAAGTTGGACAGGCCCTCCCGGAAGGACAGGCGGGGGAGGCGGCCGGACCCATTGACCACGGACGACAAGCGGGGTCGGGCAAACCGGCTCGCTAGGCGGCGGACCAAGCGGGACGCGGCGGCTAGGGCGAGGAGGGGGAACCGGGGATGAGTGGACGACCACGGCTCCTCAACACGGATAAGGGTGAAGTGGTCCTCATGCTTTGGGAGTGGCCGCGCATCTGGCACGGTTGGGGTCAGCCAAAGGTCCAGGTCTTCCTGGCGGCCTTCGATTTCTGGGTCGGCGGCTACTGGAGCAAGAAGAGCCGGACCCTCTATATCTGCCCGCTACCGATGTTGGTCGTGGCTTTCAAGTTCGAGGCCCGGGCCGGAGGGCGGACATGAGCGAGGGAGGCGGACTTATGACGGACATTGACACCCTGCAAGGCCGGGCCCTCGCGGACGCCGTGGCCATCGAAGTCATGGGGTGGTGGCTGTCGGATGGCGGACACTACTGGCTCCCCGATGAGCTGCCCCGCTATGACTGGCAGCCCCTTTCCTCTTGGTCCGACTTCGGGCGCGTGGTGGAGAGGATGGATGCGTTGGGCCTTCGCTTGGCGCTCCACGGGGACCCGGGGTCGGCGTTCCTTGAGACGGGTTGCCGGGCCGCCCTCAAGGCCGTCCGAGCGAGGGAGGGTTCAGCATGACGGACGTTGACAACCTGCCCATCGAGGAGTTGCGGGCGGCCCTGGCTGCCGAGGTGATGGGGTGGGAGCGGCGGCAGGCCCCGATCGAACTTGGTGGCCGCGCCGAGTGGTACGACAAGACCGACGACGGCTTTGTGGCCGTCGATGCATGGCGGCCCGATGAGAAATGGGGCCAGCACATTGGCCTGTTCGTCCGCGTCCACGAGTTGGGCTTCGAGACTCGGGGCGAGTGGAGCAGGGACGGCGCGGAGTGGTCATTACGGAGATGGGGCCACCTTGACGGCCAGGAGATCAAGGAACCCCTTGTCCGCCAACTGGGCCAGGACTACCGGCTGACCTTCTGCCTCGCGGCGTTGAAGGCGGCTAGGGCGAGGATGGTGGGCCATGAGTGAGACGGGAACCTGCCTGCTGCTGGAGGGCGAGAAGGTGCGGGAGTTGCTGGTGGCGATGTGCGCCAGGCATCGCGCCCAAGGTAAGGCGCTGGGTGCCGAGATCATCACAAAGGGGCACGCCCAGTTTAAGTCGGGCGATCCCGTGACGTTGGCGACGGCCGAAGCGGCTGTCTGCGCGACCATCAGGCACATCTACCGCGCCCTGTTCGGCGAGTCGATGCCGGAGGCGGTGGATCATGAGTGAGCGGATACCGTTCGAGGAAGAGGCAGTCAAGGCGTACCTGCGGGGCGTGTTTGACGAGTTCCGAGGTTCTGCCGTCGGGGCCGCGGTTGATGACCCCGATGCAATCGCACAGAAACTTGCCGACATTGGCCATCCAGTCGCCAGGGTGCTCCTCTTCTCCGCTGGCGCGACGGCCTTCAGTTATATCTACGCCGCCCTCTTCGGCGAGCCCCTCCTGCCCTCCGACTCCGCCCAGGAAGGGGATGCCGTCCAGTGACCCCATCCACCGAGGTTTACGCCGCCCCACCCCGCCTACCCTGGCGGTTCATGGTCCGGTGGGCCGCCGTGGCCATCCTGACCGCCATGGCCGCCGTGATCTGCGCGTGGGCGAAGGGAGAGTGGGGAATGTGACGAGACCCTGGACCCGCCTGGCCACCTTCATCCACCTGGTTCCCTGGCTGATCGGGATAGTCGCGCCTCTCTGTTTTGCCTGGAAGCTCCTGACCTTCGCGGAAACCAACTACCCCGGCGACGGCTACGGTCTCTGCGGACTAGGTTTCATCACCGGGGCTGTTGCTATGGGCATGGGCCTTGTCGGGCTCTCGGGAATCCTGGCAGTCCTGCGCCAGGCGAGGATGGCCAAAGAGACCGGGAAGGGAGTGGGCGACGATGAGGTTCAGGGTTAGCGAGTTGTTGCTCTTCGACTTGGCGGTCATCGGCTTCAACTGTTGGCTGGCCATCCGGGAGGGCGCGTCCGATCATTTCTGGCTCTGCGTCGCTGGCGTGGCAATTGGTGTCGGCCTGGCTGGCGTGGTCGTCGAGGTCACAAAAGGCTTTAGAAGGGATGACCGCCCATGACCCCCACTGAACTCGCCGTCCGAATCGCCGCCAGGGAAGCCTTGCTGGCCGTGTGCGTCCGGACCGTCACGGAGGTCCTGGTCGAGTTAGACGAGTTGCGGAAACTGGCGGAGGGGGCTGAGACGACATGACCGCCGAGGACATCGGGGCATTGACGCTAGCTATCCTTTTGGCCGTGGCGGACCTCGCGGGGCCCGGTCGCCGCCGGGCCGCCCTGGCGAAACCGACATGGAGGGATCTCCTGAACGCCTGTGATGCCCAGGCTCAAGCGAGGGCAACATGGGCCGCCGGGCGGTTCCTCCTGACCTTCCTGGGCGTCATGTTCCTCTATCTCGGCGTGGGTCGATGCGAGTCCGGGGACTTCCTGGTGGCCGGGATTGTCGCCGTCCACCCGGTCGCCATGGCGCTCAGAGCCTACCAGGCCCCCTCGCCCTACCTTGCCCCTCCCGCTCCCGCCGGGCTCCATTGGAGCGACATCGCCGCCAGGTGGATAGTGGGGGGCGTCTCTTGCGCGGTGGCCTACATCCTCTGTTCCACCCTGGGATTCTGGTGCGCGCTTGGCGTGGGCTTCGTCATCGCCGCCATTCTGGCTATTCTGGCCGCCCGTCGGAAGGGGGCATCCCGATGAGCCAATGGTACGCCTGGTGCCCTACGACGGAAGGCGGGTGCGGGTACCTCGCCGGAGCCCAGGATACTCCCGAGGACCTGGTCGCCAAGGTGGTCGCCGACGGGGGCAAGTTGACCTCCGGTGACTGCTGGGACAACACGGAGGAGCCCGCCGCGCCGGGGCTCATTGTCCTAACCTGCCCGACCTGTCGGAAGACGTTGAGGAGGCGTGAGGGATGAAGGCGTCCAGGTTGGCGACGCGGGCCATGCTCCTCCACTACCCCCATGTCCACTGCCGGGGAATCGGGTACGCCAAGCCGGGCCGCGATATCGCCCGGGCCCTGACTCGGCAAGCCATCGACGCCGGGCTCCCCTGGCGGTTCACGGAACGCCGGGTCAGAAAGCTGGTCGATGAAGTCCGGGATGAGCGGAACCCGGAACACCTGATCGGGTCGAGCACGGAGGCCCCACTGGGCTACTTCATCATCGAGACCACCGAGGAGTGGGAGCGAGTGTCGGCCCAACTGTGGCACCGGGTCACCGAGCAGAGGGAGACGGCCCAGGCGATGGAGGTTGCCGCCGGGCTCAAGTTCGGCGAGAGACAACTGAAAATCCGGTTTAGGGAGGTCAGCTAAATGGCCGTAGTTGACGCTTCCCACTACCGCGCCATGTCCAGACGGGCGGCCCAGACTGCCCGGCGAGTTAGGCTGGCCCTGTGGTTCGAGACGGCCAAGGAGTCATGGGTTTGCCGGATCGACCGGGCCTGTTCGTGGCTCATCGGCGGAGCCTGGCTCTACCTGGTGATCCAATACGTGAGGGAGTGTGCGAGATGGTAGTAAGACACAAGTTGAAGCGCGAGGTAGTTCTGTACATCTACGCACTCGCCAACGAGGGTGGCCGCTTCAAGTCCACCGAGGCGAAGTTCTTTCCCGACCTCGCCGCCATGGACCGTTGGCTCGACACGGAGTTCCAGCCTCCCAAATACCCGGCAGGCTCTATGGCCCACCATGGGGACGAGAGGTACGAAATCCTCCCCGACACCGAGTCTGTCCCGGAACCCTGGCAGCGGCGGGCGGCCCTCGTTCGCAAGGTTGGCCTGGGGTGCCTGGCGGGCGGGGGATTCTGGCTCCTCCTCGGTCTCGCATTGGCTTCCCGTGGCGGCCTGGCCATCCTGGGCAAGGCGGGACTCTCCATGGCCTACCTGGGCGGCATCCTCTACGGGGCGACTTGGCTAGCCGGGCATCCGCTATCCACGGTGGCCATTGAGAAGAGGGTGGCTAAGTGGGCCGACGGGGTGGCGAGGACGGCCTGGCTCAGGTGGCGGTGGCGGCGGGAAGACGCGACCCTCTGGGGGATTGAGTGGCGCGGCCTGCGGGTCGATGCCGTCTACGTGGGCACCCGCAACGCAGACGGTAGCGTGAGGCGGAATTGGCACCTGCTACCCTGGGCCGGGCATGGCAATCTGTTGCCCAGGTTCCCCCGGCTCCCCCAGGCCATGCGGGCCGCCGAGGAGTGGCTTTGGAGCCAGGCGAGGGAGGTAGGGCGATGAGGACCTTCTTGGGTTGGCTCGGCGTCACCGTCGGCGTGGCCATTATGGGCTTCGGCATGTTCATGTGCGGTTACACCTGGCCCGAGGGGCTTGGCTACGTGGCGATGGGGGCGTTCGGCTCCGCCGTAGCCGGATTGTCCTACGAGGAGGCAAGGCGATGATGGCGCGGAGACTGCTCCACTCTCTGTGGGGTGCGTACTGTTGGTTTCTCGACGTTGTGGCGGGTTGGCTCGCCGTCGTCTGTGGCATTGGGATGTTGGCTTTTGGCGCGTTCACGCTAGGTCTGTCCTTCGTGGTGCCCGGTTGCCCCTGGTCCCTCAGACTTCTCTTCGTGGCCATGATGCCACTCGGCGGAGCCATGGCCGCGATGTGCTACGAGGGCATCCAAGGACGTCCGTCGATGAGCCCGAGGTGGAAACGGGTTGGCCGGGGCCTCTGGGAGATCAAGGGGTCTACGCGGTCGGGGTCCGTCGAGGATCGTGGCCGGAGTGGGTGGGCGTGGGGCGCATGGGGCAACTGGGACGGCAGTCTTGCTGGCGCGGGTTGGGCCCCCACCCTCCTCCTCGCTCAATTGGCCGTCGAGGAGTACGTGTGCGGACGGAGGGAGGGCGTATCGTGACCAATCGCAACGTGTTTACCCCCTCAACCTACACGGTCGAGGAATGGAGGGCCGAGGCCGTCCGCAGGTTCGGGCCGGTCGAGGAGGGCAACTGGTCCTTCGTCTGCATGATCTGCGGCCATGTCCAGTCCCCGGCGTCCATTAAGGCCAGCGGCTACGGCGATCCGAACCGCGCCTACTCCGAGTGCTACGGGCGCGGAACTAGGAAGGACCTGTCCCGTGGACAGGGGAAGCGCGGCCGGCCTGGCGACTGCGACTGGAAGGCGTATGGGCTGATAGCGGGCCCCGTCAAGGTTATTCTGCCTGACGGTGGGGAGAACTTCGCCTTCGACTTCGCGCCGGAGAAAGCGACGGTCCCGGAGGGCTTCGTCATGCCGACCCCGGTAGCCAAGGAGGTATCCCAGCCATGACCCCCGCCCTCTTCGCGATCATCATCGCCTTCCAACTCCTCCATATCGCCACGGACATCCTGGCCGCCCGGTCGCTCAGTCGGTCCACGGTCCTCTATGCCCGCGCCAGACTCGACGGGAACGAGGTTGTCTGCGGTTGCCGGTTGGACTCGGAGGATGGGGTTCCACCTTGCCGCACGGATTGCCAGGTCGTCCGGGTCATCGTGGATGGGAGGCGGAAGCCGTGACCGTCTACGTCCGATCCATCGACCAGCATGTCTACGCCCGGACTAGTCACGCCCTGGTCCAATTCTCTCGCCACGTTGACTTGCCGCCCGGCGCGGATCCCGAAGCCGCAATGTGGGCCGACGTGGCCACGTCCTGCCCGCTGTCCAGGGAGAGGGCCGCATCCCGGTATAACGCGACGTGGCAGGAGGCCAAGACGTACCTGGAGGGCCGCCACGGTTTGTACATCGTCTGCGACTCGGCCCTTATGACTTTCATGCTGCCCAACGACCGCCCGCTGACCGTGCCGATCCTGGCCGCCGTGAGGGATAAACGGTCCGTGGTCGCCGTGCTGGCCCGCGACTACCTGGCCGACAAGGCGAGTCTGCTTCGCATCCGGGCGGGCGTGGCCGACAGGGAGGCCGAGGTTATCGAGGGTGACGCCAGGCGGACATGGCCCTGGCGACGCCGCAAGTTGTCCCTGGCCGCCGAGAGACGCCGTGGACGGGCTGAGGGGCTGAGGCGGGCCGTCGAGGATTTGGAGACGGTGGGAGACCGGGAGGGAGAGGTTAGCGTTGGCGACTGAGGACACCTGGAACGAGCGCAGCCGGACCCTGCCCGCCGGGTTGACCTGCGCCCACTGTATGAGCATGGTCTTCTGCGCGGACAAGTTCGACCGGACGCCCGAGGACGCCACCTGTGTTTGGGAGCCTGGGCGCTTCCGAGTAAGGGTGGAGTTACACCTGGAGGCCGTGGCGGGACTGGCGGCTTACCGGGAGGCGTTGGAAAACGTAGGGCGCCGCACGTGCGGCAACCGTTGGGATGCTGGTTGCGCTGCATGCTCCTCCGTCGGTAACAAGGTTCCGCAGGAGTGGTGCGCTGCCGTTGACGCCTTGAGGGATGCCCTCGCCTCCCCCGACCTCCTCGCCGCGGTCCGTCGCCTCCAGTCGGAATTGGCCGCCATGAGGGACCGGCGGTGCGAGACGTGCGGGCGATGGGCCAGCCTCGCCCACCTGTTCCACTTGAGGGGCAAGGGCGAGTGCGTCCGCACTAGCGGCGACGATGGGGAGTCGGTCCACCTGTACGGCCTCCCCCGGTACATGGCCGCCGACCATCCCGGTTGCTCCCACTGGATTGCCCGGCAAACCACGAAGGACGGTGAGACCCCATGACCACCCGTCCGCCACGCTCCCCCAGAAGGTGTCTGGGCTTCGGGCCGCACGAAGGGTCCTGCGAGAACACGGCGGGCACGCCCTGGACGCCCTACTGGTGCCCCCGGTGCGACACGTTGAGGCGGGAACACCTGGACCGCCAGTTCGAGGCGTTGGCGGCCGAGTTCGGACTTGAGGACAAGGAGGCGACGCCCCATGCCTGACACCCCGAGCGGACTAGTCGCCAGGTTGAGACTGGCCAAGAAAGCCATCGACGCGGCCCGAGACCTACGCAGCGCCGCACGGTGGCACGTGGCCGGCGTCGTCGGCGATGCGGAACTCATGGCGGAGGCCGCCAGGTGCGGCAGGAAGACCGCCGCCTTCGACAAGGAGGCGGGCCGGGATGACTAAGCCCTCCCGCTCTCCCCAACTCCCCCTCTCTTTCGTGCCCCCGACGCCAGCCGGGTCAGCCAGGCCGGGTAGGGGTAAGCGGCCGGGGAAGGGTGTCCTGAAGGAACCTCCCGTCGCGGATCAGCATTCCCAACCGGCGGAGACTCGGCCACCATGCTACCAACTGGCCGCCCAGGATGGGGTTAAGGAGTGCCGGGCCTGCAATGAGGACCAGGTCCGCCGGGTGAATGGGCGATGCTGCCCCTACGTCCGGGATGGCCGAGGAGTTTGGACGTGCCGGAAATGCAAGGTGGATGAGTGCGCCGAGAGGGGTTGCCCATGACGACCATCGACGCTCGGCCATTTTGCCCCTACGAGGTGGCCACGCCTGCCTGGCTGGCCGAGCATTGCCACGCCGCCCGGAAGGGTGTCTGCATCGGGTCACGCCACCTTCGCCGGGAGTGTTGGGCGGAGTGGCTCAGTCACCAGGATGCCCGGACGGGCCAGTTTCCATGCGACATCAAGGAGGGGTCACAGTGACAGCCGATCACGTCTTCTGCATCCACCACATCGCCACCGAGGAGAACCCGGCGGGCACGGACTGCTCCGCCCACATGATTGAGGCCAGGGTGTTCGCCTGCCCCTACACGTCCATCGAGGATGCCAAGGCGGACAAGTGCCCGTGCGAGGACGCCGAGGAGTTCACCGGGGACAAGGAGGTTGACCATGGCCATCATTAAGCCCCTGAGCGACCGCGAGCTCCAGGACATCGAGGCGACATGGATGGACCAGGTCATCCCGTCTTCGGTGCTCTCCAATTCCGTCATGTTCGCCACTCTTACCCGCTACCGCCTGGCCCTCCACCGAGCCACGGGGGACCTCTGCTGGGAGCCGGATGAGTGCCCGCAAGCCGTTTACAACTGGGCGGCCTCGCCATGCCGGGGCGGCTCATGTCCCCTGCCCGCCGGGGCCGACCATGGCCCACAATCCCGTCTGTGTTGGGCCGAGTACTACCTGCGGGAGGAGGTGGGCGACGGTGGCTAAGCCCGACTCAACCGCCGCGCCCCGCAAGCCCGACTGGGGCATCTTCGGTGGCCGCCTGTTGGCCTTTGACGCCAAGTCGGTCGGGGCGATCAATCCGTGGGAGGACGCCAGGGTTCTCGGCTCGGCCAAGGTGTCCGAGGATGGGACGCTTACCGTGACCATCCAGGCCGAGGGGTTACTCCTGGTGGGCGATGCCCTCGGGGAAGTCCTGGACGACATGGCGCGCGGCGTGGCGGGCCAGGTGGGCCAGGGAAACGAGGTGGGCTAGCGGTGGCTCTTAACGCCGGTCTCATGTCGTCGCACAAAGACGACTGGGAAACGCCGTGGGACTTCTTCCGGCGGCTCGATGCCGTCTACCATTTCGACCTAGACGTTTGCGCCACGCCCAGTAACGCCAAGTGTCCCCGGTTCCTGACGCCGGAGGATGACGGCCTGGCGCAGACATGGGACGGTGTCTGCTGGATGAATCCGCCGTACGGGCGAAACATCGGACCTTGGGTGGCCAAGGCCCACGCCGAGAGTCAACGCGGAGTCACGGTGGTCTGTCTCATCCCGGCCCGCACGGATACCCGTTGGTGGCATCGGCACGTCATGAAAGCCACGTACATAGCGGTTGTCCCTGGGCGCATCAAGTTTGTCGGGGCCAAACAGGATGCCCCGTTCCCTTCTGCGGTTGTGGTATTCGGGCCCGGCCCCAAGCCGCCGTTGCCCACATTGCTTCCCAGCCTAACCATCCCGGACGAAGGAGTTGACCACAATGTCTAGGCTTACTCTGGAGTACGACGCAAGGACTCATAAATTCCGTTTCCTCCTCGAACGCGACGCCGAAATTGTCGCAGCTCGGCAGATTGACCTGCCCCGGTTGGCCAAGCGCCTCCTCGGCCGCCTGGCCTTCGTGGCGGCCCTGCTCATTATGGCTACCCACCCCCTCCCCTATCGGCATGTCTGGCAACCCGTGTCGGCGAGGGGTGGCCCGGCCATCATGTCCGCCGAAGCGGGTCCATCCACCCTGCCCACCATGGCCTCCTCCCCCGTCGCCTACCACGGGGCCGCCAAGGGTGTCCTGCCAGCCTACGTGACCACGCAGGGCGACGAGCACCCCGTCCCCACTGTCGCCAACCTGCCGACGCCGCCCGACTCGCCCGGTCTGGAGCTCTGGACGTACCAAGCCGCCGGGGGAGAGACGCTGGCCAGGATAGCCCAGGCCGCCTCCGTGAGCCGGGAGTGCATCGACGCCCTCAACCCCGGGGTCACCCTGGCCGTTGGCGCGAGACTCCTTCTCCCCAGACCGGGTTGTGAGGTCATAGTCTACCGGGCCACCGGCGGGGAGTCCCTGTCCGACCTGGCCGCCTTCTGGAGCACGGAGAGAGTCGCCGCCTACCTTGGCCCCAATGGGAGCCCCGAGGCCGGGGCCATGACGGAACTCTGGTCCTCCCAGGAGGTCCGGGTGTTCCTCGCGACTCGGCCAGGGATGCGCGAGGTCACCCTGGCCCAACTGGTGGCCGACAACGGGCTCGACCCCAGGGTGCCTCTGGCTCCCGGCCAAGTCGTCTACGTCCAGTTGACCCGGCCGTCAAAGGAACTCCAGGTGAAATCTGCGGCCGGGTGGACCTACATCGGTTGCAACATGGGGCTTCCCGTGGCAGGCACGCTCAGCCAGTCCTACGGGGGGGATGGGCGGGGCCATAGGGCCATCGACATCGCGGCTCCCGAGGGGACGCCGATAACCTGCGTCCGGGATGGGGTGGTCGTAGAGGTCGGCTACGATGACGGCGGCCTCGGGATGTTCGTCCGCGTGGTCCACGTTTTCGGCGAGGACGGCCTGCCGGTCCTGGAGACCATCTACGGTCACTGCTCCGGCTATAACCCGGCCGTCGGCGAGATCATCCCTGGCTTGGGAACCACGGTCCGCCAGGGGGACATGATCGGCAAAGTCGGCAACAACGGCAACTCGACGGGGAGCCACACCCATTTCGTGGTCAGGGTGAACGGGCAACCCATGCCGCCGCTGTGGTTTGTCGCGCCTTACGGGGGGCCGGGAGAGTGACCGATCTCACCGCCCCCGTCCTGCTCAACATCGACTGCCGCGAGGGCCTGGCCGGATTGGCGGGCGAGTCGGTGTCGTGCGTGGCGACTTCGCCTCCCTATTGGAATTTACGAGATTACGGCGGTTGGCGGATGCAACTGGTCTGGGACGGAACCTGGGACGACTTCGCCCTCCCTCAACGTCCTAGCCGACGCCGGGTTGCCCGTCTTCGTTGGATGACCAGGGCCGCCCGGGAGGGTATCGTCTGGAGCCGGGGACGCAAGGCCCATATCTGCGCCCTGGGCATGGAGCCCGACCCATCCCTCTACGTCGCCCACCTGGTCTCCATCTTCCGCGAAGTCCGGCGGGTTCTCCGGTCCGACGGGGTCCTTTTTGTGGTGATCGGAGACAGTTGCTGCTCTACCGCCCCCAATACATGGGGCGACCCCCTTCGTCAAGAGGGTATCCTGGCCGGCGTGCGAGATGCGACCGCTGCGGCACGCAAACGCTACAGACCGGCCGTGCCATCCGGCCTGAAGCCAAAGGACGCCGTCGGGATTCCCTGGATGCTCGCGTTCGCCCTGCGCGACGACGGGTGGTACCTGCGCCCGGAAATCATCTGGGCGAAGGGGGCATCCTTCGGGGCCTACGTCGGCAATCCCATGCCGGAGAGCGTGAAGGATAGGCCATCCCGGGCCCATGAGTATGTCTTCCTGTTGACCAAGTCGGAGAGGTATTTCTGGGACCACTACGCAGCGAAGGAACCTGCTCGGGTCCACGCCGGGGCGGCTGGCACCTTTAGGCGGGAGCACTCCAAGCGGGCCGTGGCCATGCCTGGGCAAACGTACGGGACGCATCGTCCCGACCGCCCCGATACGGAGCAGACAGGTTCGCGCAACCTCCGCTCAGTCTGGACGATTCCTCCCGAGCCCTTTTCCGCCCGGTTCCTCATGGCCCACGGGGACGCCGAGTTCCCCGAGTCCGACCACTACGCCACCTTCCCCCAGGACCTCGTGAAGCCCATGATCCTCGCGGGGTGCCCGGAGAGAGTGTGCCCCGAGTGTGGGAAGCCGTGGGAGCGGTTGACCGAGAAGACACGGACATTCGAGAGTGGATCCGGTCGGGCTGGCCGTGCGCCGAAGGGTAAGCATCCCGGCGGGTGCCAGGGTGGCGGCGCGACTTTGGACGTTCGCCGGGGGCCAGTTGTTCACACTCGTACCCTTGGCTTCTCGCCCACCTGCCCCTGCGGCCGGTCCGACTGGCTCCCCGGCATCGTCCTGGACCCCTTCTCCGGCACGGGCACCACGCTCCTTGTGGCCCACGCGTTGGGCAGGCGGTCCATCGGGCTCGACATGTCGGCGGCGTACTGCGAATTAGCCCGGCGGCGACTAGCCGGACCCCTGTTCGCCGCGGTGGCCGAACCTGTCATGCCGCCGGAGCCCACCCTGTTTGGAGAGGAGGCGACGACTTGACGGCTGACCAGATCAAGCAGGCCCTCTATGCCCACTTTTCGGGTCCAACACTCGCCCTGTTCCCCGAACTCAGAACGGGAGTCGGGAACCACGAGGACGCCGGGAGGTTCATCGACCTTTGGGTGATGGATGTGCGCCCGTCGCGCCGCCTCATTCGGACCGCCGTGGAGATCAAGGTTAGCCGGAGCGACTTCTCCAACGAGATGCGCCATCCCGGCAAGCGGCGCATGGCCCTCCGGCACTCAAACGAGTTCTGGTTCGCCGCGCCGAAGGGGCTAATCCTGCCCACCGAGTTGCCCCCGGAGGCCGGGCTTCTTGAAGTGGGCGACGATGGCCGGGTACTTAAGACCGTCCCCGCACCGTTCCGGGAGACCCTGCCGCCCACCTGGCTCTTCATGGCTTCCGTGGTCCGCCGGGCGTCCAGGGTGGAGCGGGATGCCGTGGAGCGTCGGTGGCAAGCCGTCAGGGGCGTCCTGCGAGTGCTCGAAAAGGCGAGGGACGTCAAGGGGGCGGGGTGGCCGCGTCCGAGCACGATCACCATGTCTCGCGAGGAGTACGAGGCGGTCTTCTACGCCCTCCAGAGGCAATTCGACGAGGAGGTCGAGCCATGACCGCCCATTTTCCCAGCTCGCCCAGAAATCCCGGCCCTCTACGCTGCCCCAGGACGGGCGATAACGGGCCGCTTAACCCTCCAGGACCTCCTGGGAATTATCGTCGTTCCTGGGGCTTCCTAGAGCCTCACGGCAAACGGGGGTTTAGCAGGGACGGAAGGAGTTATGTGAACTCCGGGAGGGTTCGGGAGGGTAAACGTGGGATAGGCCCGCGACAAAAGGCCAGGTAGACGACGTTTGGCGAGAACGAGGAAGGGGGACGTGGAGGATGTTGCGTGCGCTGACAGTTTGGCAGCCCAACGCGAGTCTGCTGTGCATGCCCGACTTGAAGGGCGTGGAGAACCGGAAGAAGCGGACTCATTACAGAGGTGAACTGGCGATCCATGCCGGGCTCAAGGTGGACGAGGAGGCCATGGCGGGACTGTATGGACTGGTTATGCGGCTACGGAACGCCGACGGTCCCCTATCTTCCCTGTTCAAGCCGGGAGTTCGGGTGCCCGAGCCCGGCCGGACCACCATCGCCCTCGCCGATATCATCGACATGTGGAAGCGGCTACCCGCGCCGACGGCCAAGCCGTTCCACCTGGACCTGCCCCTCGAAGCCGTCGTCGGCGTCATCGACCTCGTTGACTGCGTGACGGAGTCCGGCTCCCCCTATTTCACCGGGCCATTCGGATGGGTGAGGGCTACCCCGCGACTCCTGCCCACCCCGGTGCCGTGCAAGGGCATGCAAGGCATATGGTTCCTGCCGGACGAGGTTGAGGCGGCGGTAAGGGGACAACTCGAAGGGAGAGGTTGACGTGAAGGTCATACTTGCCAGGCTATACCCAAGCCCCGAGATTGACCTCGTGTCCGAGAACATCTGGGACGACGAGGCGCTTAGACGCTACGTGGCCGATGGAATCGCGATGGAAGCCCGGCTGCTGGTCAGTCTGGAGCATATGGCGCTACCCGTGGGACCCGAACCTCCCGTCAGGCTTCGCTTGACGGCTAGGGAGGTCAAGAAGGCCAAGCCGGAAGGGGGCGGCCCGGCATGACCGACCACGCCCTGCTCGACGTGTCCGGCTGGCCCGCCGTGTCGTTTGTTCCGGCCGGGGAGTACAACGGGGACGCGCTAATCCCGGCTCCGGTTCCGAACCTCTGCGCCGGCGTCTCCTTGGTGGGCCTCTATCGCGTGTCCCTCGACGACCTCCTGGCCGCCAAGGTTGCCCAGATACCGAAGACGATTACCTGCCCCGCCGGGGTGTTTGCGTGGCACCGGACGTCCACCTACGGCTTCTGCGCCTACTACGTCAGGGTAAGCGAAGAGGGGAGAGGTTGAGCATGGATACCGACGCCGCCTATGCCGCCCGGCTCATGGCGGAGACCGATGAGGGCCTGGCCACCGAGGTCATGGGGTGGTCCCTCTCACCCACCGGGCACCACTGGTACGGCCCGCCCGATGAGAAGGGCCGGACGACATTGGTGGCCGCCGCCGAATGTTGGCACCCCTCCTCCGACTGGGCCGACCTGGGCATGGCGCTCGACAAGGCGACCACGCCCGGCGAGGATGGCCAACGGATCGCGGGACGCTTCGTCGCCTGGCCGACGCCGGAAGGTTGGAGCGCCGAGGTGCCCGTGGCCAGGTCAGTCTACGCCAATGGCTATGGCCCCACGAAGAAGGCCGCATTGGCCATGGCCATCCTGAGCGCGGCGAGGTTGAGACGGAAGGAACGGGAGATGCAGGTTGGACCAATTGGAGGCGATGCTTGACATGCCCGACATCGACACCCTGAGCGGCCAGGAGTTAGACGCCGCCGTGACCGAGGAGGTTCTCGGTATCTCGATTAGGGTTGTGCCGCCAGACATGGCCCTATCGCCCTCCATCTTCCCCACGAAGCCCAAGCCCATCTCCTCCGACTGGGCAGCCCACGGACTCCTGGTGGAGAGGTTGGAACACCTGGGCTTCCTGTGGGCCATGGAGCAGACGCTCTGCGAGTCAAAGATGAGGTCCAGCATCGTCTACGGCGTCCGGGTCCGAGTCTCGCCCGGCGTAAGCGGCTACGGCCACTCCCGGGACCTCCGGGAAGCCCTGGGCCGCGCCGCCCTCAAGGCCGTCAGAGCGAGGGAGGCTATGGCATGAAACGCACCTTGTGCGAGTGTGACGCCTGCGGGGCTCGGGACGCCCTGGAAGTCACGGTGGTCGTGGGCCGTTGCGCGGACCCCTCTGGCCACGGCTACGAGGCGAGCACGGACACCGTGGACCTCTGCCCCGCCTGTCTGGTCAGGGAGTTGCGGGGCGTACTTGGGACCCTGCATTGGACCGCCGTCAAGGATTGGGTAGCCGAGATTCGCAAGAAGGGACGGGCGGCCGCCGATGGCTAGCGACACCTGCGGAACCTGCTTCACCTGGGCCGCCCGCAAACGCCGCCGCTACCCACGCGGACAATGGGGAGCCTGCCACCACTGTTCGACTAGGCGACACGGTTGGCTCTGGGCGGGCGAGAAAGCCTGCGAGCTCTGGGAGAGGAGGGCGGCAACGTGACCGAGGAGGACTTTGACGCCGCCGCTTTTGAGTGGCACCTATCCCTCTACCACCGCCTAAAGCCGGAGGACGTGGAGGTTACCGACGTTCCCGGCTACTGGCGCATGGTAATCCCGTGCGCCGGGCGGCCCGAGTGTGGGCAACCGATCCATTTGGCCATGTTCAACGAGGACCCCATGAAGCACACAGTTTACTATCTGGACCACGACCGCGACGGAAGCGGCAGGTTCCTCAGCCCTTACCGGACCTGGCGGGCGCTCTGGGAGAGGAGGGAGGCCAAGTGACCTTCTCCCCCGAGCACGTTGCGATGATCCTGGCTGGCCGGAAGACTGAGACGCGCCGGTTAGGCATGACGCCACCCCGCTACCGTGTCGGTCATGTCTACGCCGTCCAACCCGGCCGGGGTCGGGCCGCCGTGGGCCACATTCGCATCCTGGACCTCGACCGCCAAATGGTTCGCGAGGTGTCCAATCTCCAGGCGCGGGCCGAGGGGTATGACTCTGTCTTCGAGTTCTGGTCGGCGTTGAACACCGTGAACGGCCGGGAGGTCCGGGCCGACGAGTGGGTCACGGCGTACAAGTTCGAGTTGGAGGAGGAGACTACCCGGTGAGCGAGGTTACGAGGCTTGTCCTACTGAGACAATCCGTCCAGGCTGACGTGGATGCCTCTGAGGCCCTGCTCGCCTGGCTTACTCTGGAGCGCAACAAGACTCCCCGGTGGAGATTGCGGATTCGGTGCCACCTGGCCCGGCGGATCGACAAATGGAAACTGATGGCCCAGGTTTACGAGGGAGTCGTGCGGCGGATTGAGCAGACGCGATTGGACGCTCGGGCCGAGTCGGAGACAGAGGAGGATTCCCGATGACCGAGGCCATGGGGCTCGGCCGACTGGAGAACGCCGTCCGGGCTAACCTGGCGGACGCCGAGAGGGTGGAGCGCCTTCTTCGCGAGAGGCTTGCCCTAACTCCTTGGTGGCAATGGGACCTCCGGCGAGCCAGAGGGAAAACGGCCACCCTGTACTTCGGGATGGTCAAGGGTTACAGGGTAGTCCTGGAGCTCATCGAGTGGACGCGCATCCGGGACGCCCGGGCCCAGTCGGAAGCGAAGGGGAGTTGACCGCCCGCGGCCGCTCCATGCCCCATGACGAGTATGGGCTACCCCTCGTCACCCTGCCGCCAGGGGAGCGCGAGGTCCGCCTGCTGGAAATCCAGGCCCGCTTCTATGGACCGGGCCAACGGGGCATGGACCGCTTGGCCGACCTCATCACGGGGATTAACGCTAACCTCCCGGCCGAGGAGAGGGAGCGGCGACGCCTGCTATTCACGGACCGTCCCAGGGGTCCGGGAAAGGTTAAGGTGGCCCATGACTGACGCGGCGTTCGAGGCCCTACTAACTGAATCGCGCCCAATCCGTCGCCGTCTGTCGCGTCGGTTCTGGGTGCCCGGCATGGACCGCGAGGACATGGAGCAGATTCTGGCCCTCGCGGTCTGGCTGGCCATGGCGAACTTTGACCCGGCGCGATCCCCTCTCGGTTTTTACCTCCGAATGACCATGCTGCGGGCCGCCCAGAGCGTCGTCAAATCGGCATTTGCGGATGCCCGCCGGGCTCACGTCGGCATCCAGAGTCTTGACGAAATCCGGTCCGGCGAGGACGGCCATCTCCGCCGGGAGCCCTGGGCGCACGAATCCGGCTACCTCTCTCTGGAGGACGCCGACTGGCAGGAGGACCTCATCGCCGAGGCTCATCTGACCCGCCTGGAGCGCGAGTCGTTCCTGGGCATCCTCGGCAACCGCTACATCCCCGGCATCCTCAGCGAGATAGCCGCCGACCTCGGAGTCACGGCCGACCAGGTCGGCAATGCCTGGAGTCGGGCTCGCGGGAAACTCGGCGCGGTCGTGGCTCTCAGGGAACCCCATCGGATCCCGGAGGGCGTGAGAGTTCAAATCGGTTGGCGGCTTACGTCCGGCAAACTCTGCATGGACGGCCAATGGTACAAGCTTCGCAGGTGGAGCCGGGCCCAGCCGGACTGCTATGAGGCCGAGTCGGGCGGGCAAACGTGTCTCGTTAGGGCGGACCGGGTAATCAGGATGGACGCGCGGGCTTGGGGCGGCCGGGCGGAACATGCGGTCGGCGTGGCTACCTGGCGCGGGCCGATGTGGGCGCAGGAGAGTTTCGGGTGGGAGGATGGCGAGGGTGGCTAAGGCCAAGGCTGTCGGCAGGGTTTACGGCGAGCCCCGGTTATACGAGAAGAAGTTGGCGCGGGTTATGGAACGCCTGGGCGTCGAGGATTCCGACTTCAACTATGATCGCTTCGGGGCCTCCGTCCAATTTCGCTATAAGGGTTCCCTCTACGCCTTCGAGCACACGGTCGAGCGGGCCAAGCAACGCGGCCTGGGCATCGTCTACGGCTCCGACTGCTTCGCCCAACTCGTTCACGCCTTGGAGGACATCGCCCGCCTGGTCGAGCGGGGCATCTATGACCTCCAGACTTGGGTGGTCGGCCTCAAGGCCCTGCCCGCCGCGACGAACCTGCCCGACTGGTGCAAGGTGCTGGGCCTGGCCGAAATCCCGGTGTCCTTCGACGACGTGAAAGCCAGGTACCGGGAGTTGTCGAAGGCGCGCCACCCCGACCAGGGCGGCACGGACTCCGAGTTCAGACTGCTCAACGAGGCTTACGAAGAAGCCGAACGGAGTTTCGGGAAGGGAGACGGTGAGTGTGTCTGACCAGAAGGATGACCGGCGGGCGCGGTGGGCGGCATGTCTCGCGAGGGGTTGGGTGTCCCTGGAGGATGAGCGTTTGCTTGACTCCGATTTCGTGTCCGCGCCCGGTGCCCCGTTACCAATATCCATCTTGCCCGGGTTAGGCGTCCTCGACGACGTCCGGCAGACTCTCATCATGCGCATGGCCGCCGTCGAAATCGAGTGGGACCACGGCATGCTGACCGACGATGACTACCGCGCTCGCAAGGAGGATATCGTCGCCGAGGTGACCGGGCTGTTCCGGGACACGTTGGGGCGGACGTTGGGATTGGAGAGCGCGTGATCGCCGCCGACCCCGATGACCTGCGCGGCATGGGCGACCATAACCGGCTTGATGCGCTCGCCCGATTAGTCGCCTTGGGTCTGCGCCGCAAGGTTAGCCACCTCCCCAGATGGGACGGGCCGAGGGTGGAGCGGCCGGTGGACTACCTGGTGCTACCGTTTCGCCTGACCATCGTGGTGGACAAGGAGGCCAACGAGGATGGCTAGAGTAGAGAGGTTGCCCCTGTCCCGCAGGTTCGCTCGCGCTGCCCTGCGCTTCGCAGATTTCGCCCTGCGTCTCTTGGGTTTCCAACACATCTTCAGCACCTGCGAACCCTGCGAATACCCGGTCGGCCTGGTGACCCACCGGGGCAGGGTGGACATGGTTCTGCGGGCCGGAACGTTAGACCTGTTCGACCATGTGGAGGACCCGAGCCTGTCGGAGGACGCCGTCGTGTTCCCGCCGTCCCTTACGCGCCGGTTCGTCACCAAGGCCCACGCCCTCTACGAGGTTTGGGGGCGGCCATGCCGACTCCCCCGACCCCTGGCGGACGTGACGTTGGCCGAGTTGGCGATGACCTGCATGGTCTGCCCGGCCCAGTGGGAGGGCAAGACGACCGGCGGGCGCGAGGTCTACATCCGCTACCGTCATGGGCGCTTCACGGTGGACCTGAATGGATTTCGATACTACTCCGCCAAACTCGGCGATGACTCCGCGTCCGACATGACCACCGAGGAGATGCTCGCCTACACCGGGATGGCCATGGCTCCCGGAGTCAGCCCGACCGGCTGGGCGGATTGGATGAACGGCGAGACCGAGAAGCGGCAGGAAGGGGAGGTTGGCAAGGATGTCTGATGAGTTGACCCGGCCGTGCCCGGACGCTAGGGCGGATGAGATTGCCGCCCGGCTAGCCAAGTATGGCGAAGCGGAAATGTTCACCTCGCCGAGTTGGGAGGACGTTTCTACCTTGATCGCCGACCGGGCTTGGGCGAACAAGAGACTCCACGGCCGTGGGGTAGGTTGGCTCGCTTATTCCCCCTCGTGGTACGTGAAAGCCCTGGTGGCCGAGACGACCCCGGAGGAGAGGGCTCGCTACGATGGCTACCGGCGCGGCCAGGGCGACTTCACCGACCGATTCTGTGCCGGGCTCGCCGAGTGTGCCTTGGGCGACAGGTTGGCCGAGGTCGTTGGTTATATCCAAACTCGCAAGGAGGCTCCCCATGCTGACCAGAGTTGAGCGGCAAGCCCTGCGGGACAGGCTGGCCCCGGTGGAGGTGAAGTGGAAGAGTTATGGCAGGGATGCCTGGGAGGGGCGCTTCGAGCATTCCGGCGACTTCGTCTGTTGGCTATGGATAGAGCATCGCGTCCCGCTCGGTTGGTGGTGGGGGGCGTATGTGGCCGAGAGTATCGCTGCGGGCCATTGCGGGCATTACAGCGTGATAGGTCATGCCAAGTCGTCCCTCCCTACCCTCGCCGCCGCCCAATCCGCCGCCTCCTCCTGGCTCACCTCCCACCTCCATCCCGACCGGGAGGCCATCCTCTCCCTGCTCGACTGGGCGGATGAGGTGGATGCGCCTACGGAGGCGGCCACGTCTATACCCTTCCCGCCCGGATTGACGGGGGAAACCGTGGAAATTGAGGGTGACCTGGTCGCCACGCCGACCCCGGAGGCCGAGACTCTCCAGGCCATCCAGGAGTGGTTTGAAGCCATGCTGATGAAGACGCGGCCCTGGATGTCCTGGGACGTCGGCACGGACGGGCCGTACCCGCCCCACAGGCCATTCGCTATAGGCGTCGAGACTCCGGCGGTTGGCTACGACACTATCCGCGACGGCGCGAGACTCCTGGGCATCGAGGCCCCCGAGTGGGGCGCGGCGTATGCGTGGGCAAAGGCGAGGTTGGAACAGTGGAAGGAGGCCACGCGCCCGCAGGCCCTGGAGTGGGCGCGGGTCAGGGAAGCCGAGGAGGAGTCGCCATGACCACCCTATCCCCCAAGGAAATCCTGGCCCTGCGTGGTCGGGAGTTGGATGCCGAGATAGACCGGATGCTGGGCAGGGACCCCTGGGCGGCGGCGGCCAGCTCGCCCGGTCGGCGCGTCCTTGAGGTTGTCGGCTTCATGTTGTCGAAGGGCTTTTCATTCACCCTGACCGTCGCGCCCAGCCCCATGCCCATGTTCCGCGCCGCTTTCCAACGTAGCCAGCCCTACGAGTCGGACGCCGACTCCACCTATCCCGCCGATGCTGTCTGCTGGGCGGCGCTGCTGGCGTGGAGTGAGGAGGGTGAAGGAACCTCCGGCTCCCCGGCCCAACTACCCCACCCGAAAGGAGAGTGATGACCATGACCACCAAACTCCCCGTGCCCGTCCGTTCCGGCCTCCCTCACGGCTATGACTTCGATGTCCGCCTAGACGGCCGGTCCGTCACCGTCGAGCTAGTCCGAAGCACCCTCTTGGCGTCCAACTCGGTTGCCAGGAGACCCGCAAACTTCTTCGTTCCCATCGACTCCACCACACTTACCCCGCCCTCCTGGTTTGCCTGGCTATTTGGTGACCGCCTCCACCTCCGGGTCCGGCAGGCTGGCCGAGAACTCGCGAGGAGGGCCTGGGAGAGGGAGGCCGCCACGAAGCCCCCGCCGGATAGGACGCCCCGCAAGTACCGGGCCAACGACATCGTCAAGGGGTACCAGCCGACTGAGGGGATGGCTGAGGACGCCGAGCCGCCCAAGGGTGGCAGCGGGGTCAGGTATCCCGCGACAGTCAAAGTAACCAAGGTGAGCCGGGGAACCCTCGACTCCCTGGTGGCCGAAGAAGTTGAGGTCGCCGAGGGCGAGTTGGGTGATCCGGCAGAGGAGGTCTCTCCGTGAGAACTAGATGGACATGGGGTTTCCGCGAGGACACGCCCTACACGCTGACCCGGCGTGCCGAAGGCCCCAACGTGGTCTTCGAGATTGACGGGCGATCCCGGTGGCGCCGTGTGGACTACCGGTATGGCTACTACTACCCCACCTGGCACTGGGTTGTCACGCCGTTCACCTGGGCTGGCACGCTTTGCGGGCGCGCCTTCGAGGAGAGAGTGGCCAAGGCTGCCGGGCAGGCCGAGAGGCTTCTGGCGTTGCTGAGGGCCGGGGATGACGAAGCGAAGCGGGCGCACGAGGAGGCCAAGAGGGTGGCGGGGCTAGTCGGAGATGACGGAGGCGAGGGTAAGCCATGACCTGCAGAGTGGTCGTCGAACCGCGAGGAGACGCCGTCGTTGTCAGGCTTACCAGGTGCCTGGCGAACTGCGCACCGATGATGAGCGGTTCTTGCGTCGAGGAAGAGGACCCGGAGGCGTGCTCCGAGCGTCGGCCTGTCTGGTGGGTCTACCTGCCCGGCTGGCTGGCCCGGTTGTTCGGAGCCACCCCCGAGTCCAGGGTTGCCCGCGCCCATCGGATAGCCGCAAGGCACGCCGAGAGGCTCAACGTCCAAGGTGAACGGTATGACCGGGCGTGCGAGCAGGCCAAGAGGGTAGCAATGTTGTGGGGAAGTGGCAAGGATGTCTAGCCTAACCGGCAGGCCCACCTGTCCCCGGTTGGTGGCATTGGAGGTTACCGCCCATGGCGAGAAGGCCAGGGGGTATCGTTGCGCCAACGTGTTCTGCTTGGAGCGCCCGCCCAACCCGTGCGACTGGAGCGAGCCATTCACCCCGGCAGACTCGCAACCTCTGCCGACGCCGCCAGCCAAGGCCCAGTCGCGGTTTTGTGACGCCTGCCAGGAGACGGACTGGCGGAACGCGGATGGCTCCTGGCCGCGAGAGTGGAGACGGTGGTATCAATTCGGATGGGTTGCCAAGTTGGCCGGCCACATCCACCTGGCCTGCTACTCCGAGTGGGCCGCTAAGCATCCCGACCGGACCGGCGTTGCCGTGTGCGAGGCAGACGTCGATGACTAACCTTCTCCCGGCCACCTGGCTCGGTTGGCTGGCCTGGTGCGCGTTGCTTATCGCCAACTATTTCCTTTGGCGACTCCTCTCCCGCATGGTCGGCCTCGACGCCGGGCTCGGCAGACCGGCCACGGCTGAGGAGGTTGTCGTGTGGGGCCTGGGGCGAGTGGAGAAGCGGCTCGAATGGTGGAAGACGCATGGAGGTGTTGAGGATGGCTAGGACGACCACGGTAACCTGCGACTACTGCGGGGCCGAGTTCGGAGAGGCGATGGAATTCATCAATGTGGCCGTGTCCGTCTTGGGCGTGCGGCGCGGCGAGATTCGCAGTGGATGGGCCCAGACGCTCGCCAGCCTCATCGTTCCGGGCGACTACTGCGACTGGCGGTGCCTGCTCAAACGGCTGGCCGAGTATGCCAAGGCGGACGGGCTCGACGTGAAGGACCCGCTGACCGAGGAGGCCCCCGTCATCCCCAATCCGCCCCAGACTCCCCCGCGCGGAGGTTGGATCAGGAAGGGCGGGATAGGCGAGGTTCCCACGTCAGCCAGGCCGCCACTGCTACCGGGGATTCCGAAGGAGGTTGGGCCATGAGCGACCACGTCTCCCGCGCCAGGATGCCCATTTCCCAGGACCTCCTCGCCGCCCTCACCCTCCGACCCTGGCAGGCGTTCCTTGTTCGCCTGGCAACCCTGGTCGGCATGGGCAAACGGCTGACCGACTACTTCCAGGGGCGCGCCCTGGTGGCCCATGTCCGCCGGAGGTTCAACGAGGATTTCCGGCGCAGGTGGGAAGAGGCGGAGCGGAAGGTGGAGGACGAAATCCTGTACGGCACAGGGTTCAATATCCCGATGGGTATCCTCGATAACCGCGATGACCGGGCGCTCAACGCTTATCAGGAAGACGAGGAGGTTGACCATGACTGACACGCGTACTATCACCCTCCGGTTCGCCGTGGACATCGAGGTGGCCGTGGTGGATGGCCGGATAAGCCTGGACGGTGTTCGCGGGGCCGCCTTGGCCAACCTGGCTACCCAACTTGAGAAACTCTGCTTGCCGGGCCGGACGCTCCTCGTATCGCCGGGAACGGTAACGCTGACCCTGGCTTCCATGCCCGGCGTGGGAGCCACGTTGTCCGAGGCTGGGCGGGGCTTCAGTTTCCTCCCAGCCGTATTGGCCGCTTTCCACGTCAAACCTGTCGGGCCTCGTGGGTTGGAGTGCCGGGAGATCATCATCGACGAATTGAGCGAGAAGGCCCCATGACTCTCCCCCTCATCTTCCATGTCACCCGAGCCCTCCCGCTCGGACCGTCCTCCTGGCGTTCCGGGACGATACCCGCCGACTGCGGGCCGCCCAAGCCGGGTCAGGTGGTCATGGTGAAGATGGAGGCCGACTCTTGACCACCCTTACCGCTCCCCAACTGGTCTATCAAGCCGCCCTGGCTACCGGGTGGCCCGCTTCCGCCGTGGCCGACGTGCCCGACGGGACTTGCTGGCTCTGCCAGGGGGAGACCGGCGGCAGGGGTCGGCTGGTCGGCGGCATGTTGTCCGACACGTTCAACGACTCCAACCTGGCTCGCGGCGGGGGCCAGTCTCTCTGCCCGGCCTGCGTCTTCTGCCTGCAGGAAAGGGTTCGCGCCAAGGCGGGCGAGTCGGCCAAGTTGAGCCCGGATGAGCGAGCTGCCCATCGTCGAGCCATGAAGGACCCCGCCCAGGCGGCAAACGGCGTCCTCGGTCTCCGCATGTTCTCCTATCTTGCCACGTCCAACAGACTCCTCCTGCCCGACCGTTCCGAGTGGCGGGACATACTCCTCTCCCCTCCCGAGCCGCCCTGGACCGCCGCGATAGCCCTTTCCGGCCAGAAACACCTAGCCTTGCGCGGCAGGGTCAACTGGTCCAACCTGGCCCCCATCGTCCTTCTCGAAATCCAGCTTATCCAGTTCACCCCGGCCAACCTCGCCGCCGACCTGGCCATCATCGAGGACGGGATGACCGTGTTCTCCAAGACGGAACTGGAGACCGGAGATTACTCCATCCACCGGATAGGCCAGTTCGGACTCGACCGCTTCGAGGAACTGGAGGGACGCCTGGCGGCCATGCGTCTCCGGCGAAGCCAGTTTACCCTGGCCGTCTACGTGGCGAGGGAACCTCATGACTCCAGGTGTACTCGGCCCGTCCAACCTCGCCCGAACACCGGGGTATCCGTGCCCGCTTGCTTCCGCCAGAAGACCCCAACGGCCAAGGCGCAACAAGAAGTCTGGTTCGCCGACCCGGCCAACCGCGCCAAGTGGTCCATGCGGCCCGGCGCGTGGGAGTGTCACCCCGAGTGCCGGGTACTCCTGGCTCGGTCAGGCGGGCAGAAGGAACCTCGCCCGGCGGCTAGCAACTCCATGATAGCGAGGGAGGGTTGGGCCGATGGACTCTTCGGGGAGGCCAAGGTTCGCTAGGCCGTTCTTCGTGACCCCGCACGCCGTGGACCAATTTCGCGCCAAGATAGCCGACCTCGCCCCGGCGGACGTGATAACCGAGGTCCAACGGATGATGCAGGATAAGCGGCTGCCGCCAACCTGGACGCCCAAGGGGAGCCCGTCCGCCAAGGTTGCCTGTATCCTCCCCGTTGACGCCGAGTTGCGCGAGGGTGGCCTGACGCTTATCTATCTCGGGTGGCTCGGGAGCAACCCGGTGTATATTCCCACCCTGGCCCCCGACGGAGTTCATGGGGGCTGGCCGTCCGTGCCTACCGTCATGGGCAAGGAGTCCAGGCTTCACAACGTTCTCGTCCGGGCGGCGGCGTGGAAGAAGCGGTGCGGCAGGTTCCCTCTGCGGCGATGGGTGGAGGAGGACGACCGCCTACTCGCGGCGCTAAGGGATGCCGGGTTCAGCATCCGGCAAGTGGCGTCCATCATGCGCCGGGGCCACCACACTGTCTGGCGGCACACTCGCCACCCACTGGATCGCCGACAAGACTGGCCCGCTGACGACGTCCAGGCCGCCGTGGCGCTAAGGGCGGGCGGCAAGTCCTGCCGGGAGGCCGGGCTCATCCTGGGGCGCACATCGGGCGGCGTGGCCATGCGGCTCTACAGGTACCGCCGGGAACATCCGAGGGACAAGCGAGCCCGGACCACCGTGCCCGGCCCATGGCCGAAGGAGGACGTGACCCTCGCGGTAGCCATGCGGGCCGAGGGGAAGACGCTGGCCCGGATAGGCGAGGCCGTCCACCGGAGCCGGGCCGCCGTGAGTTGGCGGATTGTCCGGGAGAGCAGGAAGCCTCTAGCCCCCGAGGTTACCGGGCCGTGGACGGAGGCCGAGTTGGAGTTAGCCCACAACCTGCGGGCCAAGGGGAAATCGTGCCCCTGCATCGCTCGGAAACTCAAGCGGAGCGTGGGGGCCGTCTACCGCAAACTTGCCCTAATCCGCGAGAAGCGCCTGGCCGATCCGAGGGGGCGGGCCATCGCGGGGATGGTGGGCCGGATAATCAAGGTAGTCAGAAAGGAGGGCATCGAATGTCTACCGGAACCTTTCAGCCAGAAGAACGCTCCCTAATTCACGGATTCTGGACGCGCCACGAAAGCCGGGCCATAGCGGCTTTGTTGGTCTACGGCATCTACCGCTCGCGAGACCAGGGCCGTTTCAAGGTCACGCCCGACATGTGGGGCCGGATTGAGCGGGCGGTCAAATCCTGCGCCCTGAGCGCTCAGGACTTGGAGGAATTCATCGACCGCTTCAAGTCCAAGATGCAGTGTTCGACCATCCACCCCCGATACATGCGGTCCGACCTCGGCGTCGGCCAAACTCTTGTTGAGGACCGCAGGACCGGCGAAATCCTCGGTACCAGCGGCGACCGCCGGGAATTCTGGGTGGAAATTCTGGAGGACGCCGACCACAAGGCCGCCCTGGACGCCCTGTACCGCCAGACAGGCGCGGTTGTCGCCTTGGTCCGTGACCGCCTGGAGCGCGAGAAACCCCTGGAAGCCATGATTGGAGAGGAGACGCGAAATGACGGCGACACCGACAACAAGGCCGAGTAGTTCCTATAAAACCTACTACTTGGAGGGCATCGTGACCCTCCTGTCCCCCCTGTCGCATATCGGGGAGAATCTCGGCACGACGACCCACTTTTCCCGGCAGGCCATCGTCGGCCCCGACGGGAAACGCGTGGAGTGCTTCGCCCATTCGGGCAACGGGTTCCGGGGTCACTTCCGGGACGATGGGGTGAAGCACCTCCTCCGCGCCCTGGGTAGCCCGAACCTGCCGCCCAAGCCGTTTCACCTGCTCTTCGGTGGCGGCACGATGACCGGGGAATTCGTGGTGGACATTGACCTCGCCCGGCGACTCCGGGAAGCCCTGCCTCTCCTATCTCTCTTCGGGGCCGCGACGGGCAATCACATCATGCCCGGCAAGTGGAACACGGGTATCCTGTGGCCAATCTGCGCCGAGACGCAACGGCTCCTCCCGGCCTATCTGCGGAACCCCGAGGCCCCGTCCTGCCGGACGTGGATAACCGAACTCAACTTCAGCAGAAAGGACGACGGGAAGGATGAGCGGCTAACCCGACACATGCTACCCGGCGCGACGGGCCAGTTGGCGTTAGGGGGAGCCGAGCCCACGCCGAAAAAGAGGGGCAAGGGCAAGCCTAGCGACGACGGGGAGGCCGGGGACGAACCGGCCCAGCAGATGCGCTATACCGTCCAGGCCCTCGCGGCGGGCGGCGAACTCTTCCAACGCATCCACGTCCTCGACGCCACCGAGTTGGAGTTCGGGGCTCTCATGTCCTGCTTCTCCGAGTGGTCCCAGGCCCCCTATCTGGGCGGCAACAACGCGAAGGGCCTGGGGCTCGTTGCGGGCGAGTGGACCTACCAGACCGGCGAGATGGACGAACCGGCCCCGCTAGTCTCCGCCGGGCCGGGGGAGTTCGCGCCGAAGAACGCGGGCAAGGAGGCCCTGGACCGCTACGACGCCTATCTCCTCGACGCCTACGAGAGGTACATTTCGGGCAACGCGCCCGAAATCAGGCAGGCCCTCGGGGTAAGCGGAGGGGTCCATGGAACCGCTTAGGGTGATCGCTACTCTCGAAACCGGCCAGGTGGCCACGTTCGACGGGAATCTCCCGCTCGATGGTATCATCGCGGCCGCCTGGATGCGCCGGTATCACCCGGATGCCTTCTGGACCGGCGCGCCGAACCGCATGGGCGAGGACTGGATTGAGCCTATCCTCCCCCTTGACCGGCGCGTGTCGGACGGGGAGTGGTACTGGGCTTCCTCGTTCGCCCGGTACCGCCAACTGTCCGAGGAGATCACCTACTGGCATAAGAGGTTCGACGACGACATGGAACACTTTCTCGACTTGGGCGGCCGGAGTGGTAGGATGAATGTGAAGTCGGGGCCATTTAAGAGTTACCGGATGCCCCTGGTCTACATGGTCACGCCGGAGCTAGTCTGGCACATCGTTGGCGACAGGGGGGAAGTGGCGAGCCTACTCGGCATGATACCCGCCGTCGGCAAGAAGCGCTCGGCCGGCTATGGTTTCGTGGCCTCCTGGGTGGTCGAACCCTGGCCGGTGGACCTCTCCTGCCATGATGAGCGCGGGAGACCGATGCGAGCCATTCCGACCAGGGACGGCCCGTCCGAATGTGGGGTCAGGCCGCCCTACTGGCATCCGGTGAACCGGGTTAGGTGCGAGATGCCTGCCCCGTGGGGAGGAACTGGGGAGTGGGAGAGACAGGGATAATGTTTCCGTGCCTGGGGGTCAAGCTGGTTCCGGCGGACAAGGTAGTCTGCAACGGCTACAATCCCAACAAGGTGGCGCGGCGAGAGCTCGACCTGCTGGAACTCTCCATCAGGGAGGATGGGGTGACTCAGGCGCTCGTGGTCTACCATGATGTTGGGGCCGACAAGTACGTCATTGTGGACGGGTTCCACCGCTACGTCGTCCTGGTTCGCCTGGGGTGTGCCGAGATCCCGGTAGTCGTGATCGACAAGGACCTGAGAAACCGCATGGCGAGCACTGTCCGGCACAACCGGGCGCGGGGCAAGCACCAGGTGGACTTGGTGGCCGAGTTGGTCAAAGCGCTCCTCGCCAAGGGATGGGACGACGCGAGGATAGCGGAGCATCTCGGGATGAGCGCGGAGGAACTGCTGCGCCTGAAGCAGATCGTCGGTGCCGCCAAGTTGCTGGCTGGCACGGAGTATTCGGCGTCTTACGGGAGGGACGATGAGCCGGATGGGCAGGATTCATCTGACAGATAACCACGATCAACTGGACCTGCCGAGAGGACGCGAGGCGGTCTGGCTCCATTCCGCAAAGGACCGCAGGCCGCGGGCGGAGCGGTGCGTCACGCTCCCGGAGTTCCTGGATGCCCCCTGGGAGAGCGTCAAGGGTGCGGACCTCCTCGTCGTTGTCGGTCTCGTTTCCCGCCTTTGCACTCCCGGCAACAGGGTGCGCCTGGGCCAGTATCTCACCGACCCCTGGAATGGCCCCGAGCGCGTCTCGGTAGACGACAGGTTGTTCATCGTCGATCCGTGGCGCATGTGGTGGCACTTTGGTTGCGTAGGCATCGACTTCGGGGGATGCTCCGTGAGTTATACCTTGGAGACTCGTTGGAACGGTTTCGTGGTGGGGATGAGGGAGAACCCCTGCACCCCTTCTGAACTCGACCGCTACGGCCTTGGCGTCATTGACGCCCGCGGAGCCTTCAAGTTCGAGCCGATCAACATTCACGTCGAACCCATGCCGGAGGAGGTTCGCGAATGCTACGCCGCCGAGAAAGAGGTCGCCTTCAACGAGGAGGCGACTCCGGCGGCGATCATCAAGCGCCTGGCCGCCTTCGCTTCATCGGTCTACCCGTCCCGGTCGGTGCCTTCGTTTAGGGACATGTTCCGCAACCGCCACCTTGAGGTCCGGGCCACAGACCTTGGCGTGGACCGCTTCCTGGCGAACCAGATTTCTCTCCGGGTTGAGTTGACCAACTACGCCGCCGAGAGCTTCGCCGTATGAATGTCTACGAGGGGGCCGTAAACCGAATTAGGTTCATCTTCGCCGAGTTCCCGCGTGTGGTCGTCAGCGTCTCCGGCGGGAAGGACAGCACGTGCCTATTCTACCTGGCGGCGGCAGAGGCGGAGCGGCAAGGGCGGCGCTTCGAGGTGTTCTTTCTGGACCAGGAAGCGGAGTATCAGAGTTCCGTCGAGATCATTGAGGGGATGATGCGGCACCCGCTAGCGATCCCGCGTTGGTACCAGGTGCCCATCCATATGACCAACGCTACGAGTCACGCCGAACTCTTCCTCCACGCCTGGGGTGAGGGTGAAACTTGGATACGCGAGAAGAGCCCGCTGGCGATTCACGGCATCCCCGAACCATACCCGAAGCGGTTCTACGACTTCTTCCCCTGGTTTGAGAGTCTGGACCGGGAGCCGACGGCGCACCTGGTCGGCCTGCGGCAGTTCGAGAGCCTAAACCGTCACCGGGCGGTCTACAAGGCCAATGGGTACAAGCACTATAAGTGGAGCACCCGATGCGCTCCAGGAAGCGCGAGTTACCGCTTCTATCCGATTTTCGACTGGCAATTCCGCGACGTGTGGAAGTGCATCGCCGACAACAGTGTCCCCTACAACAAACTCTATGACCGCATGTACGCCCGGAGCGGCGCGAACATGAGCACCATGCGCGTGTCGAACCTCATCCACGAGCGGGCATTCCGGGCGCTGGCGCAGGTGCAGGAGTTCGAGCCGGACACCTACGACAAATTGGTCGCCCGGTTGGGCGGGGTGCATTGCGCCGCGCTCTACGCCGAGGACCGCTACATCTTTAGCGCCGACCGCCTGCCACCCGCGTTCAAGTCGTGGCGGGAGTACCGCGACTACCTATTGGCGACGACGCCGTCAAGCACGCAAAGCCGCTACCTCAAGCGCTTCGCCAAGCAGGACGCCGACGAGTCTGCCTGTCAGCACCAGGTCAAGCAGTTACTCCTCAACGACTGGGAAGGCAATCTTCCGATCACGCGGCAGAAGAGGCGGAAGGTCCGGGAGCAATGGTGGGACCTCCTATGACCGATATTATCATCAGGGCCTGCCGGGAGCGGCAAGCATGGGTGGACTATCTTCTCGACCGGCTACCGGGGGCCACGGTTGTCTACGATACCACGCGCAACGCGATGAACACCTTCCTCGAAGCCCTGCGAGTTGCCGGCGACCGCCCGGTTATCCACATGGAGGACGACGTGCTCCTCGCGAAGGGGTTCGTCTGCAAGGCCGAGTCGGTGATAGGCGAACGTCCCGAGACGGCCATTCAGTTCTTCTCGATGCGCAAGCGGGACATCCAGGTTGGGTCTAGGTGGGAACCCGGAGGGACCTTCCTAGCGGGCCTATGCTTCTACTTGCCGGCCGGGATGTCCGAGCGGCTCCTGCGCTTCGACTGGCCCCGTCGGGAGGAGCATCCCACCGGCCTAGACTTGCTGGTCGCCGATTTCCTGCGGGCCAACAAGGAGAGGTACTGGCTACATGTCCCCAATCTGGCGCAACATCGGTTTGGCAAGAGTCTGATCGATTCCCGCCGCTCGCGCTATCGGCAGTCGTTGACCTTCGAGGACCCCGACGAATGACGGAGGACGAAATGGAGTTGTATCACCTCCATGCCCGGCTTCCCCGCGTCCGCCGTTTGACCGCGCAGGCCATGTCCGACCTTCGCGACTGGCGGGCCAACTGTTCCCGCCCTTACGTCGCTTGGTCCACCGGGAAGGACTCGACCCTCTGCTTGTGGCTCGCTCTCCAGGTGGACCCGAATGTCGAGGCTATCTACCTTGACGCCGAGTCTTCCCTCCCGGAGACAGAGGAGATGCTCGACACCCTGCCCGCCCAGTGGGGCTTCCGCCTCCGAGTAGTCAAGACACGGCCGCTTCTCGACATGCTGGCCCAGTATGGCTTGGACGACCCGCATATCGAGGAGCGGACGATGCAGGCAACCGTCCGGGAACCGATTAAACGGCTGAGACGCGAGGGATACGACGGCGTTGTCGTGGGCATTCGCGCCGATGAGAGCCGGGGCAGAATGAAAGGCATTAACCGCATGGGGCGACTTTTCTGGAGCAAGTCGTCCGGGATGTTGACCTGCTGGCCTGTGGCCCGATGGACAAGCCGGGATGTCTGGGCTTACACGGTGGCCAACGGGCTCCCCTATAACCGGGCCTACGACAAGCTCCTGGGTTGGCCACTTGAGGAGCGGCGAGTCTCCTACTGGGCGGGCGAGACCAACAGGGAATGCGGCCGCTACGTCTGGCTCCGGCGGTACCACCCCGACCTTTATGCCCAACTGGTTGCCCGACTCCCGCGAGTAGGCAACTTTGTCTGACCTGAACCCGCCGCCCTAAAGGAACCTCCCCGTTCCCGCCTCAACTACCACCCAGACCCTGAACGCTAGGAGGCCGACTCGCCGCCGTGTCCGACTCTCCATCCCCCGTCACCCTGCTTACCGGAGACTGCCTGGTGGCCAAGAGTAGGCAGAAGGAACCTCCCTTGTCCGCTCTCAACTACCAGATAGACCCTGAAAGCGAGGAAGCCCAGTCGCCGTGAAGATCATTGAGCACCTCGACGGCCGCTCCTACGCTGACGACCAGACTCTCCGCGAACTCCACTGGTCCGGCCTGCTCGACTTGCCGCGCCTGCTAACCTGGCTCAGACGGGAGCCCGTGGCGGGTTGTGAGTGTCCGGTCAACGTAGGAAGCGAGGAGTGCTGGGGGCTCATGCGGCCGCAGGGGGTCAGCGGGGGGAGGGTCGGGAGATGAAGGAAGCCTGGGACGCCATGATACGCAAGTTGCGCCGGGCCATTCTGAGGTGGCTATTCACGCCGGAACCCAAGCGGTGCCCGAAGTGCAAGTCGGCCAAGGTGGAGCATGCGACCGGCGGGATAAGCACCACCTTCAGTTTCACCTTTGAGGCCCGTTGCCGAGCCCGTGGCCACGAGTGGGCGGAGCGCCGCAGGGATAACAACTGGTCCGGCTGGTACGACCCGAACCGCAACCCGTACGACAGGGAGGCGGGGAAGACGTGAGCGAGCCCATTCGCCCATCAAGTGTCCCGGCTAACCCCTACTCCCTCTTCAACCTGGCGACCGTCACCTATGCGCCGCCCGACTGCGCCGTGGTCAAGATGGGGAGCGACGCCTGCCTGCTCGACACGGCAACCGGGAAGGCCCTGGTGTTCAAGTCGGGCTGGGAGGAAGAGGTGTTCGGGCCGACCCCCGTGGACGACTCAACGGACGAATCCTGCCCGGATTGCCCGCTCGACAAGTGTGTTAGGTACGACCCAAACGACCCCAGGTCATGCCCATGGGACCGCGCCACCGGGTACGTCGGGGACTTCAAGGAGGGACACCCGAAGCGAGACGTGCTTGCCAAGGTTGTGCCGATGCGGACAAGGGAATGGGGGAAAGAGGATGCTCGGGATGAGTGACGAGACCAGGGTGAGGGTAACCCATTTCGAAATTAGGGGCCGCCAATGCGTCTGCCTTGCCGCCCAGATTAATGACGATGGCCTATGGAACGACCTTGGCCCCCACTTCTATGTCGGCCCGCCAAATTGGTTTGAGCGGCTATGCGGGGTGACTCTGGGGGCCAAGATCGAGCGGGCGAGGGAGCGGCTAGCCTCGCGAGTCGCGGCGTCGGTCAAGATATACCAATCCGTGCGCGCCGCGTGCGGACCATGGTTGTCCGACCTGGGCGACACTGGCCCGGCTTCCATGGCGGGCGACATCATCCCGCCTTCGCCAAGGAGGCCAGAGTAGCCATGGAGCCCCTCGCCGTCCTCACCCGCCGCGCCGACGGTGGCTTCACCCTCTCCCCCATCCCGGACACGGTTGCCGGGCGGCACTGGCTAGCCGAGGGCGGCAGGACGCCATGGACTAACTGGCCCATCGTGAGGGACTGGGGGCAGGCGGGGCCGGTGGGAAGCGGCGTGGATGACAAGGTGGAACCGGGCAGACCGGAAGTCCGGGGATTTTGGGCGAGGTTGGGGAGACGGCAAATGACTAAGGGGCGCGGACTATGAGATGGACCCAGGTAGTCAGTGGAGGCATCGACATCGGGGAAACCATGGGTTACAAGCTCCTCGCCGGCGGGCTCATTAAGCAGGCCCTCGACGATGTGGCCGACGGTTGTCTTGAGGCCCTCCTCTTCCTCCTGCTCGACATGCGGACCGAGTCCCTCTGCGAGGACGTGCCGGACCCGCCTATCTTCGGCTACCACGAGGTTCGCAAGGAGGCCGCGAAAAAGTGGCGGGAGGCCAGGTTGACCAAGTCGGCCCTGCGATGCGAGGAACACTGGCCGTCCCCGTGCATGGTGGCCCCCACGGCTCCCTGCTTCACGGGGTCTGTCGGGGGGTGCCCGCTCAGAGTGTCTCGCGTTAGCGAACGCGGCAAACGGAAGCCAGTGGCTCCCCTGGTCGCCGAGGACCCCTCGCCGGTTAGGGTCCTCATCTACGGCTCGGAGGGTTGGGCCGATGAGGTCGTTTTGGGGGCCGTGTTGGGGCGGTTTCCCCTGGACTCCGTGGTTATCCACGCCGACCGAGCGGGCGTGGAACAAGTGGCGAGCAAGGTGGCCGGAAAGCTGGGGCTGGCGACGGAACTCTGGACTCCTGCGCGGGAGAGGTTCCCCAGGGCGGACGTGGCGTTCGGCTTCGTTGCGCGGGGCGAGCCGGACGCGAGGAGCCGGGCGCTAAGGGTGAGGCTAGAGAGATCGGGAATGCCGAACTGGATGTACAAGGGAGGCGGTAAGACGTGAACGCCAACGCCGCGCCGGGAACCGTGACAACCGCCCAGGCCGACTGGATTCTTTTCAACCGGGTCGAACTGCGCGGCCTGGCTGAAGCTATCATGCCCAAGACTTCTACCTCCATCGTGGCGTTTGGGGTAACAGGGGGAGCCGATGAGTCGCCCATCGAGACCACGGCCATCGAGAGGGCCCAGATTACCTATGTGCTAGATGAAGCGGACAAGGCCATCCGGGATCGCTGCGCCGGGTGGAGAGACCGCAAGAGGCGCAAGATGTTCCTGCGGATCGTGGCCCTTTGGTACGATGAGTGGAAGACGTGGAGGGAGATAGACCAGGCCATCTACTATACCCAAGTCCACTGTAGGCGCTTCCGGGGCATGGCGAGACAGGCGGTCAAGGAGAGGTTGGCGAGCCTGCCGGGCACGGCGATGAAGGACTTCTGGAAGGCCGCGAGGACACACACTTTGGGGCATGTTGAAACTAATATTAATGAGAGGTTGGCGGAGGCTAGTCTAGCAGGGAGAACAGGGCAAAAGGCGAGGGCAAAGATGATCACTTTTGGAGGGGTTTCGGAGGTGACACGATGAGCACATAGGCGTATTATGCGGACCAGGGGGTTCTGTCCTCCACTGCCCACTGAGGAAGGCTACCGCAGGCCGCCGGGTACGGCGGTCTTGTGACGTACAGGGGAGGCCCAACCCCACGGGCCCGCCCAGACAGGAACCAACCCACCATGCCCACCGCCCCACCCCACGCCTGCGCTAACCGAGCCTGCCCCGGCCTCGCCGCCAAGGGTCACCGCTACTGCCCGGCCTGCGAGGGCAAGGGCATGGGGCGCGAGGAAGCCAGGGTCTACGATGCCAGACGGGGGAGCGCGAGGGAACGGGGGTACGACGGGAGATGGGAGAGGTTCCGGGCTAGCATCCTGCGACACCGGGGTATCTGTGAGTACCGGGAGGACGGCGGTAAGCCCTGCGTTGAGCCAGCCACTGACGTGCATCACGTTATCCCCAAGGTTGACGGCGGCCCGGATACCGAGGAGAACGTCCAAGCTTTATGTGGCTATCACCATAAGGCGACTGAATCTAGAAGCGGCAGGCGGTGGGGCCATGCGTGACCTGGTCTGCGAGAGATGCCATGAACCCTTCCGATCAGTTAGGCCGCGCCAGTACTGCTCGCGAACCTGTTCCAACAGGGCAACCTCGCCGGTGAGGGAGGACGCTGCCGCCCAGAAGAAGGCGGTCACCCTGTGGTCATGCGGGGGAGGCGTGCAGAGCGCAGCGGTGGCCGTGCTGATAGTGGAGGGCAAGCTGCCCAGGCCCGACCTGGCCGTCATGGTGGATGTGGGATACGAGACGGCGGCCACATGGCGCTATGTGGACGAGGTCATCAGGCCGGGCGTTGGGGATGTTGGGGTAACGTTGGAGATCGTGAAGACCACCGACTGGGCGAGCAATGACCTGTTCGACAGGACTGGCCACCTGGTCATTCCCGCCTACAAAGAGGACGGGGGCAGGTTGGCCACCCACTGCTCAGGGCCGTGGAAGGTCAGGGTGGTCAAGCGGTGGCTCAGGAGTCTGGGAGTAGAGAGGTGCGAGGATTGGGTGGGCATCTCGGCGGATGAGGCACAGAGGGCTAGGCCGTCGGGGAGCAGGTGGTTCAGTAACAGGTACCCGCTCGTTGAGGCGGGCATGACGAGAGAGGACTGCCTGTGGGCTATCTGTGGACACGGTTGGCCGAAGCCGATGAGGACATCTTGCGTCATGTGCCCACAGAGGAGCGCGGCGCAGTGGCGGGGGATGAAGGAGAGCCAACCGGACGAGTGGGACAGGGCGTGCGAGATAGATGAGGAGATTAGGGCGCGAGGCGCGAGGGCGTATCTGCACAGGTCGCTAAGGCCGCTCCGGGAGGCGTTGGGGTAGGTAGGGGCGGTGGAAATCTGTGGGACCGACTGTGAGAGGACCGACAGGGTGGGAAGGAAGGCAGTCAACCCTCCCCGGTTCAAACGTGATTTTGCCGCAAGAACAAATTGAACAGTCCGCTCAACCTAGCCTAGCTAGCGAAGAGGAGTCCTCCCACTCCCTGGTTGAGCGGGTTTCCATTTGGGAGACCGCGAGGGAGAGCGGAACCTTGATAACCGATCTGGGACCAGTCATTCGAGAGGCCCGACTGGCGGGCAGGGGCTACAAGGCCATCGCCAGAGAAACCGGATTCCCCCGAGATGCCATCCGCAATTACTGCAAGAGGAACGGCTTGGCCGGCGAGCGCGGTCCTCGACCAAAGGCTCGGGTAGAGACTAAGCCGCCCAAGCCAGTTCTCTGTCGGCGGTGCGGGAAGGAACTCCCGGTCCACGCTTCCACGGGACCGCCAGCCCAATACTGTTCGAGCGAATGCCGGCGTGCCTGGTGGGAAGAACACCAAGATCAGAGGCGGCAGTATGACCTTATCTGCAAGTGCTGCGGGAACTCCTTCAAGAGTGCGCGGCAAAGCCGGCAATTCTGCTCCCCTGGGTGTTCCCGCGCGGCCACAAGGCTTCTCCCTGACGGCGCGTGCGCGGTCTGCGGTAAGACGTTCAGACCTAGAAACACTCACCAGAAGTGCTGCTCCTGGCCCTGCGGGCAGACCGCGTCCAAGAGTGGCCGGCCTAAGCCGGTGGCGCGAACCTGCAAGCGTTGCGGGAAGACCTTTGTTCCCAAGCGGGCCAACTATGCTACCTACTGCTCGCGGGAGTGCGCGTTCGCGGACCGAGCGGTAGCAATCACCGAGGCGAGAGCGCGCAAGACGGTGCCCTGGCGGTTCGGCGCCGGCGATGCGAGTTGCCGCCGCCGGGCGAGGCGATATGGTCGAGCGGTGGAGAGAATTGTGCCGCTTGAGGTCTACGAGCGTGACGGTTGGAAATGCGGGATCTGTGGAAAGAAAGTTGACCGGCGACTTCGTTGGCCCCATCCCATGAGCGCGTCGCTAGATCATATCGTGCCCCTCTCGCGAGACGGGGACCATGTCGCCACCAATGTCCAACTCGCCCACCACAGTTGTAACACACGGAGGCACGTTACCGGGGCGGCGCAGTTGAGACTGCTACCCTAAGCGAAATCTGGAGGCTTTCCTCTTGTCCGACACGTCTCCCGTCAAGGCCCCCAAGCACCTCAAATCCGAGACGCGCCGGTGGTTCAAGGGTGTCTGCGCCGACTATGAGCTCGAACCCCACCATCTGCGTCTCCTGACCCTGGCCGCCGAAGCCTGGGACAGGGGCCAGCAGGCCCGCGAGGCCCTAGTTGACTACGGCCTGACCTTCAACGACCGCTTCAACCAGCCCCACGCCCGCCCCGAAGTGGCCATTGAGCGGGACGCCCGGATCGCCTTCGCCCGGCTCCTCCGGGAACTCGCGCTAGACGTGGAGCCCCCGAAGCAACCTGGCCGCCCGCCGACCATAGCGAGGCAGTAGGCCATGCCGCCCAAGAGACGCCGGGCCAAGGGGCGGGCCGCCGGGCTCGACTTCGACTCCTGGGTTGACCTTATGTACGGGCCGAACCCCTACCGCCCAGTCTACGCGAGTCCCTTTCTGCGCCGGGCGGCATGGGCTACCCACAAGAACAGTCTTCTCGCCGAGTGTCAGGATACCGCCCATCGACCGCAGGCGTGGTGGGAATATGACCTGGGCCGCCTGCCCGACTTCTCGAAGAACGAGTGCCAGGTTGAACTCCTGGTCGAGATTGGCCAGGCTTCCGAGGACGAACTCGCCACATTCCTGAAACTAGTCTACCTGGAACAGGAGAGCCTTCGTGAGCGCGGAGCGTATGCCCCCGCCGAGGAGACGGCCGCCTACCGCCGCCGGGCCATCCTGGCGAAAAAGGTTGCCGGGTGGGAGCCCGCACTACCCGTGCCGGGGTATGGCGAGTCCCGTTTCGCCGAACCGGCCAGGCCGCCCAAGGGGGTCAAGATAGACGAAGCCGCCGCCTTCCGGGCCTGCTTCTTCATCGAGAGTTTGCGCCACTGGGAGGGCGACTGGGCCGGGGTTCCCTTCATCCTCTCCCCCTGGCAACGGGAAGAGATAGTCCGCCCGCTTCTCGGGGCGCTCCGGTCCGACCGGACCAGGCGTTTCCGCAAAGCCTATATCTCCGTGGCTTGCAAGAACGGTAAGACGGCATTGATGGCGGCCGTCGCTCTTTACTTGTTCATGGCCGACGGCGAACCAGGCGGGCAGGTCTACTCCGCCGCCGCCGACCGCAAGCAGGCCGCGCTGATTTTCGACGCCGCCATTGGGATGCTTGAGCAATGCCCGTTCCTTCGTCGCCGGGTTGACGTTCTGACCGGGGCCAAGATGATCCGGTTGCCCGCCAAGAGTAGCCGGTGGCAGGTTCTCTCGGCAGACGCGCCCACCAAGCATGGCCTGAACGCCTCAGTCATCATCTTTGACGAACTTCACGCGCAACCCACCGACGCCCTGTGGAACGTCCTCATAACCCGCATGGGCGCCAGGCGGCAACCGCTCCTCATCGCCATAACGACCGCCGGAAACGACGAGACCTCCATTTGCCACCGCCAGTATGAGTACGCCGAGAAGATACTGGCCGGCGTCTTCCCCGACGAGAGCTTCTTCGCCTATATCCGCGAGGCTCCCAAGGACGCCGACTGGCGGGATGAGGCGGTCTGGTATGGGCCGAATCCCGGCCTCGGTGTCTTCCGCAACCTCGACGAACTCAGGACTTCGATACGCGAGGCCGAGCGAGTCCCGGCCAACCAGAACAACATCAGAAACCTCTACTTGAACCAGTGGGTTAAGGCTGAGTCCCGTTGGATTGACCTCTACGCCTGGGACCTCACGGCGGGCATGGTCGATGAAGCCGCCCTTGAAGGCCGGCCATGCTATGCCGGGTTGGACCTCGCCGCGTCCCAGGACCTCTCGGCTCTGGCCCTGGTCTTCCCGATGGACACGGACCCCGTGGAGTACAAGATCATCTGCAGGTTCTGGCTACCCGAAGAGGGCCTGCTTGAGCGCCGCCGCCGAGACAATGTCTCCTACGACGTCTGGGCCGGGATGCCCGGAGGAGTGGCGAACGCCAGATACCCCAAGTTCATCGAACTGACCCCCGGCAACGTCATCGACTACAGCTACATCCGCCGGGCCGTCCGGGAACTCGCCAAAAGGTACCGGATAGTCCATATCGCCTATGACCCCTGGGGAGCGCGTCAACTCGCGCAAGAGTTCCAGGAGGACGGCGTCGGCGTGGCCGAGTTCAACCAGTGGCCCAGCAAGTTTGCCAGCCCGACTAGGGAGTTCGAGCGGCTAGTCCTCACCAAGCGCCTCCACCACGGGGGCAACCCGGTCCTGCGGTTTATGATGGACTGCTGCCAGGTGAGGTCCGACTCAAACGGCAACGTCCGCCCCGTCAAACCCGACCGCCAGAAATCACACAAGCGGATTGACGGCGTGGTAGCCACCATCATGGCCCTGGACGGGGCCTTGAGGAATGAGGCCGCCCAGCAGAAGTCCGCCTACGAGTCCCACGGTTTGGAAACGATCGGCTTCTAGCTCCCCGCCCTCCAAGGAGGCCCCCATGTCTCGCCTAGCCACCTTTCGCCACTGGTTCTCGCGGTCCGCCCATCCCGCCCTGCTCCACCTCGCCCGCCAAGGACGCCGCGACTTTGGCCGCTTCATCGCCTGGCTCGACAGGTTCCTCACGGCGAACAAGTTGGACCTGGCCTACTATGCCGGTCTAGCCCTAGTCGGAGTCGGCCTGACCCTCAAGTGGGGTCTCTGGCTGGGCCTCCTGGTCCCCGGAGCCGCCTCTTCCCTGGCCATCATCTACCTTCTGACCCAGAAGTCCGCGCCCCCCAAGTCCACCTCGCCCGCCCAGAGGAGCTAACACCCCGTGGGTGTCCTAACTATCGAACGCCGCTCGGACGATGAGGGCCAGTGGAGGCCCCAGTCCCTCAAGGACCTCGACCTCTACCTGGATTCCCTGGCCTATGGCGGGCCTACCATGTCCGGCCAGCACGTCGGGGAGGAGCAGGCTCTCAAGCTGTCCGCCGTCTGGGCCTGCGTCCGCCGTCTGGCCGAGCCCATCGCCGGGATACCCTTCCAGGTTTTCGAGGAGACCGACATCGGCCGGGAGAGACGCCGCCGCCACAACCTTGAGACCGTCCTGAACCGCATGGCTAACCCCGAAATGACGGCCTACGAGTGGCGCGAGACGATGGTGGCCCACGTCAGCCTCTGGGGTAACCACTACTCCTACATCCAGCGGGATCGTCTGGACCGCGTGCGTGGCCTGATCCCCATTCACCCCAGCCGGGTCGAAATCAAGCGCGAGCCGCCCATTCGTGGGAAGTTGGTCTACTACGTTTCCTTTTCCGATGGGCATAAGGAGCCCAACAAGCCGTCCGAGATCCTCCACATTAAGCTTTTCAGCCTCGACGGCGTCAACGGCGTCTCGTTCATCGGGTTCGCGCGCGAGGGCCTGGGCATCGGGCTCAGCCTGGAGGAAATGGCGGCCAGGTTCTTCGGGCATGGAATGCAACTTGCGGGGACGCTGGAGCACCCCGGCCCAACCCTCTCAGACGAAGCCAAGGAGAATCTGAGAAGTTCGATCAAGGAGCGGTTCGGCGGAGTTGGCAAGTCGCAGGGCCTCTTGCTGTTGGAAAACGGTATTAAGTACAATAAGATGAGCATCCCGCCCAACGACGCCCAATTTTTGGAAAGTCGCGCGTGGTCGGTCACCGACATCGCCCGTTGGTTCCTGGTGCCCGCCCCGCTGATTAACGACCTTAGCCAAGCGACAAACTCCAACATCGAGGAACAGGACCGCACGTTCATCACGCTTACCCTGGTCCCCGGTTGGTGCCGGCGCATCGAGTCCCGCGTGAACACCTCCCTTTTCCTGCCGTCGGAGACGGACTTCTATGCCAAACTTAACGTGGACGGCCTGCTCCGAGGTGACCCCGTGGCCCGCGCTACATCTCTCAAGATCAGACTGGACGCCGGAGCGATCAACGCTAACGAGTGGCGCACCCTGGATGAAATGAACTCCATCGGTCCCCAAGGTGACATCTACCGCTTCCCGCTCAACATGGCTTCCGCGCAGGACATCGTGGACGGGAAGGTTCAGCCGAACCCGAACGTCAAGGGCCCCGCCGACACCGCGCGGTCCCTCCTCGCCCACCGGGCCCTCCTCGAATCCCAGGCGGCCGTAGTCCTCCGGCGCGAGGAGCAGGAGGTTATCGCTATCGCCCGGCGCGGCCTGTCCGACCCGGCCTCCCTACGTACCCGACTGGAGTCCTGGTTCGCCGGTCACGTCTCCTTCGCCCAGGCCCACCTAAGAGACGCGGTTGCCGCCTGCGCTGCGGCCGCCGGGCAGGGTAACGTGGAACCCGACGCCTACCTTGGGGAGGATGTCCTCCTCCAGAAGCCCGCCGTCCTGGCCTGTCTAGCCGAACCTGACCCCGTCGCCGCCCTCCGCTCACACTACGACGCCCGACGGTTGAGCTGGCCGGGCGAGGTTGCCGATAGCATCCTGTCCGCCCTGGAGGTCTAGCCCATGCCCGCCTGCCCGAAGCACAAAACCGACACCGTTGACACCGCCTGGGACGCCGGGGCGAATGAGAAGCGCCTGCCTGACGACGCCGACAAGTCCACTTTGCAGAAGATGTACGCCTGGGTTCCCGAAGGCGACTCACCGACCAAGAGCGCGTCGAAATTCCCGCACCATGAGGTCTCCGAGTCCGGCGTTCCCGGCGCGGCGAACCTCAACGGATGTCAGGCTGGCTTCGGCCGCCTCAATCAATCCGACATTTCCGAGGGCGACAAGGACGGCGTCCATGCCCACTTGTCCGCGCACTACATGGACGCCGGCAAGGAGCCGCCGGAGAGAAGCGCGAGTGGGCCGATTGAGACCCGCGTGGGCAAGAAGCTCGGCAAGGCCAACCGGGAGAGGGTCGAGAAGGTTAGGGACCTCCAGAAGGATTTGCGGGGCCTAGCCAAGCAGGCGCATGACCTGGCTGAGGAAGTCCTCAACTCCGACAACAAGGACGACGGCGAGGAGGAAAGCAAGGGACGCGCCGCCCAGTGGTACCAGGCCGAACCTCGCAAGCGGTCGGTTCCCCAGTCCCAAATTGAGTACCGGACCTTCCGCGTGGAGTACCGGACGGACCGGACGACCGGGAAGCCGCGCATAACCGGCCACGCCGCCATGTTCAACCAGGAGACCGAGGTTTACGACTGGTGGATGGACGACACCTATATTGAGGATATCGCCCCCGGCGCGTTCGCCAAGACCATCAGGGAAGCCGACGTGCGGATGCTCTTCAACCATAACCCAGACTGGATTTTGGGGCGCAGCAAACCCGGCAAGGCCAGCACCCTGCGGCTCTCCGAGGACGCCGTCGGCCTCGCCATCGACAACGACCCGCCGGAAACTCAGTTGGTCAATGACCTGGTCCTGGTGCCCATGGAGCGCGGCGACCTAGACCAAATGTCCTTCGCCTTCCGGGTGATCCGGCATGAGATTATCGAACTCGGCAACCGCAAATTCAAGCGGAGACTGCTTGAGGTCGAGTTGTTTGACACGTCAATCGTGACTTACCCGCAGTATGAATTGACCCATGCCGAGGTTGTCCACTCGGCTTTCGCGGACGCGGGAATTGACATGCGCAGCCTCGGCCCCGAGTTGATTCGTCGCATGGCGGGCCTCCCGGTTAACGCCGACGCCCTACGCTCCTCCCTGACCGCCCTTCGCTCCCTGCTCCCCGAGGGGGCCAAGTGCGGCTGCGGCCGCTGCAAGTCCGAGCCCGCCCCGGAGATTACGCCCGTTCCCCCTGTCAACCCTCCGACCGTGGAAGCCGAGGCCAGCAAGGTGGGCCCCACTCCCCCGGCCGATGTTATACCGCCTAGCCCCGCCGCTCCAACCCCCGACTCCGAGCCGGGCAATGACCACTCGGAGGATAAGCGCGAGACGCCGACACTGGCAGGCCAGCCGTCGGAGAAGCGTGCCAGGAGGTTGAAGATCGCCGAGGCCGAGGCGTACCTGCTCATAGGCAAGTAACCGCTACCTATCCGCACCCGCAACCGAGGCCCGCCCACTGAGGCGGGTTTTGTGTTGCCTCTGAAAGGAGCCACTCAGCATGACCATCGACGAAACCAGCGCCCAGTACGCCCAGGCGTTCGCCGACATGAAGGCCGCCGACGGTAAGGACGATGAGGCCGCCTTCATCGAAGCCGAGGGCCGCATGACCGCCGCTAAGACTAAGCTGATCCGCGCCGAGAAGTTGGGCACCGAGGAACGTTGGAGTAGCAAGCCCCCGGAGGACGACAAGCCTCCGACGGACGATCCAACGGCCCCGGAAGCCCGGTCCGAACCCCCGTGTCCCCGCCTCTACCGGAACCTTGGCGAGCAACTGGTCGATGTGGTCCGAGCGGGCAGGGGCCACGCGCCCGACAAGCGCTTGCTCCAACTGAACGACTACGAGGCTCGCGTCTCCGGCATGTCCGAGGGCGTCCCCGCTGACGGAGGCTGGATGGTCCAGACCGACTCCGCCACCGAGTTGATTAAGACGACCTGGGAGACGAACGTCCTCGCGGGAAGATGCCGGACGTGGCAACTGTCCACCAGCGCGAATTCCATGAAGGTTCCCGCCGTGGATGAAACCTCCCGCGCCACCGGATCCCGTTGGGGTGGCGTCCAGGTCTACTGGGAAACCGAAGGCGAGTCAACGAGTGGCAAGAAGATCAAACTCTCCTTCGTCCGGCTGGAACTGAAAAAGATGAAGGGCGTCGCCTATCTGTCCTCGGAACTCCTGGAAGACGCGCCTCTCATGCAGGATTGGGTCAATCAGGCGTTCCCGGAGGAAATGGGCTTCATGCTCGACGACGCCATCTTCCGTGGCGACGGAGCCAGTCAGCCTCTCGGCTTCACCAACGCCGCTTGCTTGGTCACTGTAGCCAAGCGAACCAATCAGGTAGAGGACACCATCCTCGCCGAGAACGTCATCGACATGTGGGCGCGAGTGGCTCCATCCTGCAAGCCTCGCTCCGTCTGGCTCATCAACTCCGAGGTTATGACGGAACTCCCCAAGATGACCATCAACGTGGGCACCGGCGGCTCCGTCGTCTACATGCCCGCCGGTGGGTTGGCTGGCCTCCCCTATGGAACTCTCTACGGCCGCCCGGTCCTCGAAATCGAGCAGGCGTCCGCCCTGGGCGACGTGGGCGACATCTGCTGCGTCGATCTCACCCAGTACTACCTGGCCAGAAAGCGCGGCGTCCAGGCCGCGACCTCCATCCACGTCAAGTTCGTCGAAGAGGAAACGGCCCTCCGGTGGTCCATGCGCGTCGATGGCCAACCCGCTTGGAAGTCAGCCCTCACCCCGTATAAGGCCAAGTCCGGCAACACCATCTCCCCGTTTGTCACCCTGGCCGCCCGCGCCTAACCTAGCTCCCCCGGCCCGGACCCCGACGGCCTAACCGCCATTTGGGTCCGGGTCTCCCAATTGAAAGGAGGCAAGCGTAATGCCTGGTGACAGCATCTTCTACGTCTCTCAGATGGGCCATGTCGTCAACGTCCTGCCCCCGAAGGACATCACCGGCGGGGCCACCACGGGCGTCGTGTTCTCGATGGCGACCTACAGCCACGCCAGCGTCATCCTCCAGTTCGGCGTGACCGGCGCGGCTTGCACGGTGACCGTCGAGGAGTGCGACGCCTTCTCGCCGACGTCCCATCCCGACATCACCTTCAACGTCCACAAGGAGGAGACGGACTCCGGGGACACCCTGGGGGCTCTGGTCTCCGCGGCCACTCTGGCCACCTCGACCAACAACAGCATCATGTACGTGATCGAACTCGACGCCGCCCAACTCTCCGAGGGCTACCCCTACGTCCGGCTCAACTGGTCCAACCCGGGCCAAGCGACCCTCGCGTCCGCCGTGGCCATCCTGTCGGGCGCGAGATACGCCTCCGACCAGTCCGCCACCGTGATCGCCTAACCACCTAGTTCCCCCCATCCGGGCGGGTCCGACCCCAGAAACCGGGCCCGCCCGGATCGCCCTACCCATCAGCCCAACCAGGAGGGACCCTGAAATGGCTACTGGTTCTCGCTCTGCGCTGTCTTGGAGGAATGTCCCCGGAGGTATGCCCGCCGTCATCGACACCGGCCGCTACCCCGGCACTGTTTTCTGGGTTGACAGCACCAACTCGAACGCCGGAGACACCTCCGGCCACGGGTCGGAGCCGGACGGCCCGTTCGCCAGCATCAACTACGCCGTTACGCAATGCACGGCCAGCAAGGGTGACACGATTATCGCCATGCCCGGCCACGTGGAGACAGTCACCGCCGCTGGCGGACTCGCCTTCGGCGTTATCGGCGTGAAGGTCATCTTCCAGGGCGAAGGGTCGTCCCGCGCCACCATCAACTTCACCACGGCCGCGTCCGCCGACATGGACATCACCGCCGCCAACGTGAGCCTCATCGGCCCCCGTTTCCTAGTCGGAGTGGACGCCCTCACTAACCCGATCCACATTGCCGCCGCCGACTGCCTCATCAAGGACGCCGAGTGGTACGACGCCCCGGCCAAGGCGGCCATCGACTGCGTGGTGGCCACCGCCGCCGCCTCTCGCCTGGTCATCGACGGTTGGAAGTTCTTCGCCTCGACCACCGGCACCCAGAAGCAGTCGAGCATCCAGGTAGGCGCGGCCGCCAACGTGGTTCTCAAGAACATCTGGATCGCGGGCGACTTCGGCACCGGTAACATCGAGAACGGCACGGCCTGGGCGAACGTCCTGATCGCCGACGTCGTCCTGGAAAACACGAACGTCGGGCCTGTGCCGGGTATCACCCTGGCGGCCACCGCCACCGGGAACGTCGTCAACGCCAAGGTCACCATCGCCTCCGGCACGGTCCCCATCACGGCGAACAACGACATGCAGTGGTACGACTCCGGCTACAGCACGACCGACGCTTCGGCCTGGGGCACCATTGGCGTCATCCCGGCCGCTGGGCTTGAGGGCAAAGTGGACCTCGTCCTGGCCGACACGACCACCATCAAGCTGACTGCCGCTGACGCCAAGATCGACACGACCGCCGTTGCGGCCGCGCCAGTTCTCAACTCCCTGGGCCGTTTCATCTACTCTGGCGGCACGGCGCGCGGCACTCCCCTGGCCGACTCGAAGTCCTTGGTGGACGCTCTCGGCACGGACGGCACGACGATGTCGGACAACACCACCAGCATCGTGGGTATTCTCGGCGTGAACGACGCGGACAACGCTTTCGTCTCATCCGCCGTGGTCGCCAACGCTGACGGGTCCATCCTCGAACGCCTGGAGTTCGCGCAGAACCAGGCCAACAAGCTCGACGCCGTGACCCTTGCCGCCGCGCCGGTCGCCGGTTCCCTGGCTCGCTTCGTCGCCTCCGGCGGCACGGCCCTCGGCACGGCCCTGGCGGACTCCAAGTCCCTCGTGGACGCCTTGGGCAGCAACGGCACAACGGTCGCCGACTCGGCCACCTCGGTCCTCGGTGCTATCGGCGCGAACAACGCCGACAATGCCTTCACCTCGGCCGCCGTTGTCGCCAATGCCGACGGTTCCGCCCTTGAGCGCCTGGAGTTCGTCCAGACGAAGGTCGGCTCGCCCGTCGGGGCTTCCGTGTCCGCCGACATTGCCACCATCGACGCCCACACCGACAAGATTGACTCGGCGAGCCTGGCTGTCGCGCCGACCGCTGGCTCCTTGGCGACCTTCATCGCCTCTGGCGGCGTCGCGCTCGGGACGGCCCTCGGTGCGTCCAAGTCCATCCTCGACGCCCTCGGCAGCAACGGCCTAGCGGTTGCGGATTCGGCAGTGTCCGTCCTTGGCGCGGTTGGCGCGAACAACGCGGATAACGCTTTCGGCTCGGCCGCCGTGGTCAGCAATGCCGACGGCTCCGTTCTGGAGCGCGCGGAGTACATCCAGGCCCAGGTGGCCTTGGTCAAAGCGGTCACCGATGTCGAGGCCGCCGCTCTAGGCACGAACGGCACGGCAGTCACCGACTCGGCGGTCTCGGTCCTCGGAGCCATCGGCGCGAACAACGCGGATAACGCATTCTCGTCCGCTGCCGTTGTCGGCAACGCTGACGGGTCTGTCCTGGAACGCCTGGAGTTCGTCCAGACCAAGGTGGGCTCGCCGGTCGGGGCTTCCGTGTCCGCCGACATCGCCACCATCGACGCCAACACCGACAAGATTGACTCGGCGAGCCTGGCGGTCAACCCGACGGCGGGCTCTATGGCTCGCTTTGTCGCCTCTGGTGGAACCGCTCTCGGCACGGCCCTGGCCGACTCCAAATCCCTCGTGGACGCCCTGGGCACCAACGGTACCACGGTTGCCGACTCGGCCACCTCCGTCCTCGGCGCGATCGGCGCGAACAACGCGGATAACGCTTTCACCTCGGCGGCCGTGGTTGCCAACGAGGACGGCTCCGTACTGGAGCGCATCCAGTGGAACCAGGAGCAGGTTGCCGTTACCTACGCTGCGGCCAACAAAATCGACGGCGCTACCCTGGCTGTCTCTCCTGTCGCGGGTTCCATGGCTCGTTTCGTGGCCTCTGGCGGTACCGCGCTGGGCACGCCTCTCGCGGATAGCAAGTCCCTGGTGGACGCCCTGGGCACCAACGGGACCACCCTGGTTGACTCGGCGACCTCCATCGTCGGCATCCTCGGCGTGGATGATGCCGATAACACATTCGCCTCGACCAACGTCGTCGCCAATGAGGACGGATCAATCCTGGAACGCCAGGAGTTCGTCCAGTCGAAGGTGGGCACGCTGGCCAACGCGGGCGGCACGGTCACTCTTGGCGGCATCTTCGGCGACGTGGCCAATATCAGCATGGCCACCCGGCTCGACTCGGCGACCAAGAAGACCGTCATCGCCGACGGTACCGCGATCCCCAACAACACCCAGGCCGCCGCTGGCCTCCTGGCTACTGCGACCAACGGGGACTGCTACATCGAGGAAATCATCTGGCAGCGCGGCGTGGACAACTTCGTCGGCCCGACGAACTATGAACTCACCACCGACAACGTCGCCGGACTCACCGGGGCCAGCGGTCCCAACGGGGTGGCCATCCTCGCCAAGTTCAACGCGGCCAAGACTGGCGTCCTCTCGCTCGACGGGACGACGAAGCAGGTTCCCTTCGTTCTAGAGGCCACAAAGAAACTGTACATCCACGGCGATGACGCGGCGACCTCGGCTGGCGGCACCACCAACTTCTACATCAAGTACCGCCGGATGGCCGCGAACGCCTACCTCGCCTAGTTCCACCTAGTCCGACACGGAGGGCCTCGCTTCCGACGGAGGCCCTCCCCTACCTGGAGGTCTGACCCATGGCAACTCCCTTTGAGGAACGGGTCTCCCAGTCCGTCAAGGTTATCAAGTACAGTTGGACCTCCACCGCTGGCGGGGCCGCTTCGGACACCACCGCGAACGCCTACGACGGCAAGGTCCTCTGGGTAGTCACGGACCCCGACGGAACCTCCGTCCCCTCGGACAACTACTCCCTCACAATCCTCAACTCCGACGGGGTGGACATTCTCGCCGGGGCTTGCCTGGCCAACCGGGATACCGCGAACACGGAGTATGTGGCCGAGGCGTCCCTGGGCTGCGCGGGCAACTCCAAGCTCACCTTCACCATTTCGGGGGCCGGAGACACCAGGAAAGGTGTGGTGTACCTTTATGTCCGATAAGGTCCTCATTCGCTTCGTCACCCCTCAACCTAAGGGTCCATCCCTCCCTGGCCGCCCGGAGTGGGTCAGCGAGTCCCAGGCCACCGCACTGGTCCGGGCGGGCCACGCTGAGTATGTGGACTCCACAACTCCCGAGACGGCCATGGTAGCCCCGGCGGAGAATGCCATGAGGCCGAGTGGTAGAGCGAGGAGGGTGAACTAGATGGCCGCATTCCCCTGGTGGATGAAGGCGCATCCGGCTACTCCCGGAGATCCCATGGCCAAGCGGTTGGTCACCATTCACCCATTGTATCGGCCCGTCCTACTCTGGCGGGTATTGCGCGACAGGTTGGCCGTGACCATCGAGGAAACGGCTGGCTCCCCCAGGCTCCCCTGGTGGGTTAAGGTTGGCTCGGACCGGCGCGTCACCCTCCACCCTCTCTACAGGCTATGGTTTGTCTGCCGAGTCTCGTTGAGGGTCGCCAAGTCGTCCTGGTTCGATCCTAAAAACCTGGTTCGCGGAGAGGAGGCCGGGTAGCCATGTCCGACTGTGACCATGACTGGTGCGATTCCGCCTACGTCCTCACCTCTAACCCGCCCCAACGGGATCGCATTTGCCGCAAGTGTGGCCGGGCTGAGCGTGTCGCCACTGGCCCCTACTATGACGCCGGAGAGTTCGACCGCCTAAAGCGCCAGTTCGGCGGTGGCAAGGTTGAGATCAGAGTTCCCAAGGAGGAGTTCTAGGTGGAGGGTTCCGCTTTCGATGGATCGCGGGCCAATCGGTTCCGCAAGCGCCCCGTAGTCGTGGATGCCATCCAGTGGACAGGCGAGAACGACCGAGAAGTAGCGGAATTCCTCGGTCTGCCTACGGATCGGCGGTACAGGGAATTCTCAATCTTGACTCTGGAAGGCCAGATGGTTGTTTCATTGTGGGACTGGATCATCCGAGGAGTCGAGGGTGAGTTCTACCCCTGCAAGCCCGACGTTTTCGCGCTGACGCACGAACCCGCCTGAAGGACCAGTCCGCCCAGAAAGCGAGGTAGCACCTCCCCATGGCCCCCGAGCACGCCTCCTGGTTCATCGACTTCTTTCGGCTCCACCGGCTCGACGGGCTACCCGTGGCCGTCCAGCATTACCTAGCCCTCAACGGTTGGGAAGCCACCCCGGAGAACCGCGAGAGGGCGGTCGCCGAGTTAGTCGAGCCGTACCTGGCGGCGTTGTGACATCCTAGCCGGGCACCAGTCCCGAGTCCGACTTGAGGAGTGGGATTATGGAGTCCACCGTTACGACCTGGCAGGGACCGTACTCCTGCCCAGACTGCCTCATCGACCGCGCCAAACTGGCCAACCCCTGTTCCGCCTGCAAGCGGGTAGCGAGGACAGTTGCTGCGCCGCCCGTTCACCTCACGGTCAACCTGTCCACCACCGCCCCTTGGGAGGTTGGCGAGGGCGTGCGCGAGTTGTTCGCCGCGCTCCGCAGGGAAGGAGTCACCACCCCGCCGCTCGACCCTGCGTGGATCGCCGCCGAGACGGACAGGGCGGTCGCATGGGCTCAACGCCTTGCCGCGCGTGCGAAGTCTGGCATCCCGGTTGCCGAGCCCTCCCCGAAGGAGTAGCCGTTGGGCAGGCGGGACAAGGAAAACAAGGAGGTCATATGAGTCATGGCTACCGAGGGTCACAACTGGAAGGTCGTCTTCCCGAAACCCCACGAAGGTCACGTCTATCTTGACGGCGAGGAACTCCATGAGGTCTGTGCCGTCACCGTCACCGCTAGGGTCGGGGTAGCGCCCGTACTCACGCTCGAAGTGCGGCCCGGCACTCTAGAGGTCGAGGGTTTCGCTGATGTGGGCTATCCCGTCAAGGTAATCATAATCGGCACTCCCGCCGAATCCGTCAAGCCTTCCTAGTTGTTCCGGTTCCACGGTATCCGCCTAGCGAACCCGAGCCCTCCCCGAAGGAGTAGCTGCCTATGCCCGCCCATGTCTCCGTCAAAACTCAGCCCACCGTGGAGCCCGTCTCCCTGGCCGAGTTGAAGGCCGAACTCCGACTCGACTCGGGCTCCTTGGCCGACAACGTCACCGTCTCGCAATCCATCGCCGCCGGTTCCTACGCCGTCGGCACGCAGACGGGGTCCTCCGTGGATGTCCTCGGCTCCCAGGCCCTGGCGGTTCTCGATTCCAAGCTCAACGGGTCCGGCGGGACAGTCGATGTCCACCTGGAGGAGTCGGACACCGGGATATCCGCCTGGACCGACGTCGTCTCGGGCGGCGTGTTCACCCAGGTTACTACGGCTAACGACGGGGCCACCTACGAGAAGGCGTACACCGGGGCCAAGAGGTACGTCCGGGCCATCGGGGTCATCGCCGGGGTCGCCTGCGAATTCGGGGTCTCCATCCACGCCAAGGTGGGCCAGTCCACCGAGGATGATAGCCTGACTTCCCGTATCTCCGAGGCGCGCGTGTTGGCCGAGAAGTACGACGGGCGCAGCTATGTGAACCGGACCCTCTACTACCACCTAGACTCTTTCCCCTCTGCGGACTACATTGTGCTACCTCGCCCGCCCGTCCAATCCGGCACGGCTCCCATAATCACCTATTACGACGAGGACAACGCGGAACTCCCCTTCGCGGCCACCAGTTGGACCCTGGTCGCCACGGACATTTTCCGCCCCCGGATTTACCTGAACGACGGGGAGTCCTGGCCGACCACCACCCTCCGGGAATTCAGCGGGGTTCGCGTGGAGTACCTGGCTGGCTACGGAGCGACCGCGGCCGCCGTGTTCACTGAGGCCCCCTACATTAAGCGGAACATCATCCGGATAGCCGGGTACCTCCATTCTCACCGGGCAGACGAAGCGGTGGACATGGACGCCTACCTGCGCTTGCTCTCCTGGCCGGACAGGATGCTCAGCGTATGACCAAGACGACCATCGCCAGCCTGGATACCAGGATAGCCCTCCAGTCCAATATCCCCACTCGCGGGCCCGGCCTGGGCGTCGTCCCCAACTGGGTCACCTTCGACACCGCCTGGGGCCGGGTGGACGAACAGTCCGGCCGGGAAGCCCTGCGCGCCGGGCAACTCCAAGCCGAACGGGTAGTCGTGGTCACCATTTGGAAACGCGACGACCTCCGGGCCCGCATGAGGGCCACGTTCGCCGGGCGCGTCCTGGACATCCAGGGGGTCATCCCGGCCAAGGACGACCCGGCGTTTCAGGAACTCCATTGCGTGGAGGTGGTGGCCGGATGATTAAGGAGATCCGAGTCCTCGGCCTGGAACGCTTCAACGACCTGGCCCGCCTGGTCCCCGAGTTACTGACGAAAACCCTGCCGGAGGCGTCTCGCGCCGGGGTCAAGCCCATCTTCGACGCCGCCTATGCCATCGCCTCCACGAAGACCGGGAGGATGAAGAAGGCCATGGAGATCGCGGAGGGCGAGCCGGGCGAGTCTCAACTCGGCGGGATGATGGGCAGATTTGTCGGCCCTGCTACCTCGGCCACCGCCGGGATAACGTTCGGCGACAAAGGCTGGTACTGGCGGCTAGTCGAGAACGGCCACTTTGTCGCGCCGCGCGGCACCAAACTCAAGCGTGGCAGGCGAGGAACGGCGGCCAAGCGGAGATCGGCGGGGATTCAGTTCGTCCGCGCCCGCCCCTTCCTCCGGCCCGCCTTCGACACCATGGCAGACGCCGCTACCGCCGCCGACGGCAAGGTTATCGGGGACGCCATGGAGAGGTTGGCCGTAAAATGACCGTCGCCAATATTAAGACTCGCCTCAATGCAGGCATCGCCTCCCGCCTGCTCGCCTACTCCGGCCTAGTCGCCCTCGTCGCCGCCCGGATTTACTCCCAGGACAGCAGGCCCGACAATGACCCCCTGCCCGCCGTGGAGGTCCAGTGTATCAGTAGCCCCCACGGGTACACCCTGACCGGCTCGGACGGCCGGGGAGTCGCGCGATACCAGTTCACCGCCATCGCCGCCCAGCCCCAGACGGTCACCGACGCTAGCGGGGTCACCATTGTCGGCGCGGATGAGGTGGCTGGCCAGATTGTCGCGGCCTTCGACGGCTTCCATGGAACCATGGGCGACGTGGAGGTCCAGGCGGCGTTCGTGATCGACGACGGGCGCGAGGTGCCCAAAGAGGAGGGCCTGGAGATTTACGGCGTCCAGGTGGACGTCCAGATCATCTACACCATCGACTAACCCCCGCTCGCTTAGCTCGACCACTCACCCCCAGTCCTACCCGAAGGAGGCTTTTTCACCATGGCTGCCTCTGGAGCCAAGATCGGCTATGGCACTACCCTCACCATCGATGGAACCCTGGTCGGCGAGATTAACAAAATCGGCGGGGTCAGTCTGACTCAAGGGGAGGCGAAGGTTACCCATCTCGGCTCGGACTCTGGCTACGAGGAATTCAAGCCGACGATGCGCGACGGCGGCACCCTGTCCCTTGAAGGTAACCTGATTGTTGCCGACGTTGGGCAGATCGCGCTCCTGACCGGCTTCAACGCCGGGACGATCCACACGGTGATCATTACCCTTCCCACCGCCACGGGTTCCACGTGGACATTCACCGCATTTTCCAAGGGCCTCAAACTCCCCGGTGATTTCACCAACGAGGGCATGGTCTTCTCGGTCGAATTCCGGATTACCGGGAAGCCGACATTCGCCACGGCGGCCTCGGTCAACGTCACCGCCCTAACCGTCACGACCGGCACCCTAGTCCCGACCTTCGCGGCCGCCACGTACTCCTATGTGGCCCACGTCGCCACGGACCAGGCGACCGTCACCATGACCGCCACGTTCGCCGCCGGGGTCGCCACCCTCACCTACGGCACGTCCAGCCAGACCCTCACAACCGTCACGCCGTCCTCGGCTATCACGTTGGGCGCGGCCGGCAGCCTGACCGTGGTCACCATCGTCGTTCAGGAAACCGCGAAGACGCCTAAAACTTACGTCATCACGGTCGAACGCGCCTAGCCGCATAAGGGACTCACTCGGGGGAGGGGTCCGGTTGGGCCTCTCCCCTTCACCCTTGGAGGTCAATATGCCCAAGCAGAAAACACCCGGCCTAGCTAGGCCGGTTCCGATCACGCTCGACAAGGAGCGCGTCATCGACTTCAACCTCGACGCCTGCCGCCGGTTGGGGGAAATCCTCGGCATCAATACCCTAGACGGTTCCCTATACGCCAAGCAGTGGGACGCCACCACGTTTCAGACGGTCCTCTGGGCTGGCCTGGTGACCGATGACCCCACGTTAACTCTCGTAGACGTCGGCCGCATTGTGCCAAGGCACCGCATGAATGACACCTTCGAGGCCGTCCTCCGCGCCTGGGGCATCGACCCCGCCGCCGTCCTGAAGGCCGCCGAGGAGATCGAGAAGGACGCCGGGATGCCGGAGGCCGCCGCGCAATCGGACCCTCCCTCCCCGACTGGGATGCCCTCTGGGCTATCGGCCGCCACGACCTCGGGCTAGGCGAGAAGGAATTCTGGGCCCTCCATCCCCGCAAATTCGCCGCCCTCCTTGAGCGTCACCGATTGACCGAACGGCGCAAGGACTGGCGGGCCGGGATGATCGCCTCCGTCATCGCCAACGTCAACCGAAACGCCGAGGCATATCCCGACCCCTTCACCCCCGAGGATTTCATGCCGAGCCTAGTAGCCGCCGAATCTTCGGACAGCGACCCCCTGACGCCCGAGAACACCGTCCGCCTGTGCCGGGCCCTCAACGCTGCCTTCGGCGGGGAAGTCATCGACGCCTAATCCTACTCAGGAGACCTAGCCGCCATGGCAAAGACCCGTGTCGCCGAGCTCGCCATAGCCGTAACCACCAACGCCGATCAGGCTAGCGCCTCCATGAATGCCATGTTCAAATCGGCCGCCAACGAGGGCCGGAAGTTTGAGCGCACCATGGCGGCCGTCGTCCTGGTTGGGAAGCGGATGGAGTCGGTCGGCAAGGTAATGTCGGTGGCCATAACCCTCCCGCTAGTCCTGGCCGCCACCTCCGCCACAAAGTTGGCCATGGCCGCCGTGGAGTCCGAGAACCTCTTCACCGTCTCGATGGGCAGCATGGCCTCCTCGGCTCGGGCGTGGTCGCTCGACCTCTCGAAGTCTCTCGGCCTGAACTCCTACGAGGTCAGGAAGTTCGTCGGCACCTTCAACGTCATGCTGGGCTCGATGGGGTTGGGGGAACAGACCGCCCTCGCCTGGTCCGAGCGCATGACCCAAATGGCCTACGACGCCAGTTCCTTCTACAACGTACCCCTGCCGGAAATGTTCGCCAAACTACAGTCGGGCATCTCCGGCGAGGTCGAACCCCTGAAGCGGCTCGGCATCCTGATCGACGTGGCGACGGTGAAGGAGTACGCCTACCGCCAGGGGATAGCCGAGCGCGGCTCGGAAATGACGAATAGCCAGAAGGTCACCGCCCGACTGGGGCTCATCATGGAGCAAATGGGCAAGGCCCAGGGGGACCTCGCCAGGACCATGGATAGCCCGGCCAACAAGCTCCGGGCTCTGACGGCACGGTTCCAGGAAGCCGGAATTGAACTCGGGACTCACCTGCTACCCCTGGTCATCAAGGGTGCCGACTCCCTGATCGGGTTGGCCGACGCCTTCCTCCGGTTGCCGCCGGGGGCGCAGAAGGCCATGTTCTCCATCGCCGCGACAGCCGCCGTGATCGGCCCCCTGCTCTTCATCGGCGGCAAACTGGCCCAGTCGGTCGTCGCCCTCAACACGGTCAAGGTTATCTTCGCCAGCCTGCTCCGCGGCCGGGTCATTCCGTCCGTGGTGGCCGAGACGGTGACCCTTGCCGCCCAGGTACCCGCTACCAACGCCGTCACCGCCGCGACGGAGAGACTCGCCCTGGCCAAGGTCGGGGCCGGAGTCGCCTCCAAGGCCGCCGCGCCCGCCGCAGGTTTGTTCGCGAAGGCGCTAGGTGGAATCGGACTCGGGGCCGTCGCCGCCCTGGCCGGGGTCGGCTACCTCTTCTATGCCGCCTCCAAGCTCCCGCCTCTCTACGGCCGCATGACCACCGAGACGATGAAGTATGCCGACAGCCTCAAGCCCACGACGAAGCGCATGAGGGAACTCGCCGACGGAGCCGAGCAAGCGGCCGAGAACCTCCGTGGCGTGGCCGACGTTGAGGCCCGGCTCATGGCGCAGGAGGCCGCCTGGCACGACGCGCAGACCACGGCAACCTGGAAGAGAGGTCTCCACGCCGGGATATCCGGGCAGGCCACGCAGTGGGAGGCCGACCGCCAGGCCGCGCTAGCCCTGGGCGGAGGCGACGGCGGTCTCTCCAAGCTCTCCTCGGCCCTCTCGGTCATCTCCGACGAACTAGCCATCGGCGCCGCCGAGTGGAAACTGTGGACGGCCGAGTTTCGCGGGGAGGAGTCGTCCCTCCAGTTTCAGGTTGCCTGGGCCGACCAACTCGCCACGAAGATGTCGGACCTCCGGAACGCCATAGCCTCCGTGTCCGCCATGAAGGGCAAGGACTCCGACGAGACCAGGGAATTGACCAAGTACCTGCTGGACCTGCGGACCCAACTCGCCGAGACCACGAAGGAGTACCTGGCGGCGAAGGCGGCCATGGCTGGCCCGTCGGCGACGCAGAAGGAATGGTTCAACGTGTCCGCCGACATGGCCGGGCCCGCCGGGATGAACTTCGACGCCGCCATTCAGCAGTACATCGACATGTGGGCGAAGTCCGGCGTCACCAAGTCCGCCGAGGAAGCCAGGGCGGCCATCTTCGGCACATTCGGCCCCATCCCCGGCCTGGCTGGCGGCGGCACGGTTACCTCCTCCGGCCTGGTCCGCATAAACGAACGGGAGCCCGAGATCGTCTCCCTCCCCCGTGGGGCCACGGTTACCCCTCTCTCCCAGTCTTCCCGCTCCTACGGCCCCGTCAACGTCGTCGTCAACATTAACGGCCGCCCCGACGCCACCATTAACGAACGCGACATCGAACGCGCCTTTACCCGGTCCCTGGAGAGGTTGGCCGCCCTTGCCTAACCTGACGCCCAACCGCACCGAGCGCACCCACCTGCGCCACGCGAACTCCAAACACTTCCTCCTCGACAACGGCCAGTCCCAGGTGGAAATCTATCTCCAGCCCATCCATTACCTCGACGACGCCGGAGTCTGGCAGGACATCGAGTCCACCTTGAAAGCCTCGGGCGACCACGTCCGTTGCGTCAACCGTCGCGCCCCTGTTCGCCTGTCCCGCTACGCCGACGGCTCGGTCACCATTGACGACCGGCATGGCCGCTCTATCTCGTACCGCCCGGTGGGCCCGGCCCACGTCAAGGGGTCCCACGCCAAGCACGTCCTGACCCATGTGGACGCCTGGCCCGACACGGACCTCCAGTGGATTACGTCCACCTCCGGCCTTGTCAAACTCCTAACCCTCAAGTCCGCCGAGTCCCCCGACTCCTACCTGTTCACCGTGGCGACCGAGGGCCTGACGCTGACCCAGGACGCCGACGGGATCATTCGCGCGCGGTCCGGCGAGGAAGTCGTCTTCATCCTCACGCGCCCCTGGTGCCATGACGCCGCCGGGGTGGATGGGCCGGTTAGCTACTCCCTGGAGGACGGGGCTATCCGGGTAAGCGTGGACCCGGCCTGGCTGGGCGAGGAAAGCAGGGCCTGGCCGGTGGAAGTGGACCCGACGGAGATTCAACCCGACGCGGCGGCGGGCAAGGACGCTTACGTCTCCAGCGCCGCGGCGGACACCAACTATGGAACCGCGACGACCATGAACGCTGGTAATACCGGCGGCACCCAAAAACGCCGCAGCCTAGTCGAGTTCGTCGTAACGACTTACGCCGGGAAAACCCTTTTGAGCGCCAACCTCGGCCTCTACTGTAGCGCGGAGTCTAGCGTCACGGACTACGTTGTCGGGGCGCACGAGATCACGGCGGCGTGGGACGAGTTGACGGTCACCTGGAACAATCAACCCGCCAATGACGCCGTCGCCGAGGCGACCGTCAGCATTACGGGGACGGCGGCCTGGTTTACCTGGGACCTGACCACTCTAGTCCAAGCCTGGCTTGATGGAGCGAGCACCAACAACGGCGTCAAGTTGGTGAACGCCTCGGAAGCCACGGAAAACAGCGCGAAAACCTTTTACTCGTCCGACTACAGCGTCACGGACCTCACCAAATGTCCCAAGCTGGTCCTCATCTTCCTGCCCCTGGTCAATCCGACATCACCGTTGGGCACCGTGGGCGCTCCGGGCACCGTGACCGACGATGTCTCGCCACAACTTGCCTGGACTTATACGGCTGGCGATGGCCCGGCCCAGAGCCAGTATCAGGTCCAACTCTACACGTCCGCCGGGGACCTCGTGGTGGACTCCGGGGCGGTAGCATCGGCTAACGCTTACTATAACTGCGCGGCCAACCTGCTCGATTACGACATCACCTACAAGTGGCGCGCGAACGTGTACGACGGCACCTACTGGTCCGGCTATTCCTCCTGGAACTACTTCACCACCGACCTCTCCGCGCCGATCACCGTGGTCGCCACCGCAGACGCGGCCGCCGCCGAGATTGACATCGCCTGGGCCGCCCATGCTGGCGAGGACCTCTACGGGTACATCGTCTACCGGAAGTTGCATGACGCGGCGGACTCGACGTACATCCGGGTTAACTATACGTCGGTTACGACCAACGCCTTCGCGGACGATACCGCCCAAACGGGGCTCGCTTACGCCTACGCCGTGTCCGCCGTGGCCAACGACGGCTTCGAGTCGGACAAATCCACCCATGGGGACGGGACGGTGACGTTCACCGGGTACTGGCTGGGGGAGGCGGCGGTCAAGGTTAGGCCGACGCCAAGGTGGGTACGCCCGAGACTCGCGAGCGCCAGGGTGGCCCTAAATAGCGCGGCGGTAAACCAGGACTACGGGTACGGGCCGAGACAGTTAGTCGTCGAGTTCCGCTACGACACCATCGCCGGGCGGGAGGCCCTGTTCGACGCCTGGCCGACGGGTGAGGCGAAGAGCTACCGGGACGAAAAGGGCTACGTCATCCGAGGGACCCTCATCGGCGACGTTTCGGAGGACATCCTCGAAATCCCCGGCGCGACGACGATGGGTTGGCTGACGTTCACGATCGCGGAGGTGACGGCGTAGTTGGCCAGAACAGCGAAGCTCTATACCTATCCTGGCGTCTACATCGAGGACCTGCGCCCCCTGGACATGAGCGTCACCGTTGACCGCAACTCACCTTATCGGCGCACGGCTAACTTCACCCTGGCCATCGAGGACCTGCCCAAGGTGAACGTTCTGGGGCAACAGGCAAAACTCCTGGACGGCGCGGCTCCGCTTTTCGGCGGCTTCATTGACACCGCGAGATCCAATCCCACCCCGAGCGGGGGTTCCGTGTCAGTTTCCTGTAGCGACCGGACGAAGATTTTCAAACTGGCCCGCTTCCCCGCCGACACCGCCTACGAGGACCTGGACGCCAGGGAGACCCCCACCCTCATCTCCAACGCGGCGGGGTCGAGCGAACTCGCGCCGGGTGGGGAGATTCAGAGTAGCGGCTCGATTTACAAACGGGTCGTCCAGGTTTACGTTCCTGACTCGCCCTACGGGTGGGTTACCGTGAGAGAATCCGAGATTCACGAGACCGGGAGCATCCTCACGGGCAACTACACCCTTTCTGTCACCCAGCCGGTGACCATCTGGTCCAGCGGTGGGAGCGTCATAAATGGCTACTACTCCGAGATCACCGTGACCCTCTACGTTGACCTTGGCGTCTCGACCGACGTGGACATCGTAGTCGCCACAACGAACGGCACGGCCACCAGTTACACCTCGACCAACGGGACCACATGGGCCGCCTACGCCGCCACGACCACCTGGCGGTACCTGAAGTTAGAGCTCCACCGGCACGCCACGTCCCTCACCGGCGGCGTGGTTATGACGGCGACCGGAACCTACGCCGCCAGCCGGGTTCTCACCGATGGCACGGACTTCTGGATGCCCGCGACGACGGACATCGCCGACAGGTATATCACGTTCACCCTGCTCTCCACGGTGACCGTCACGTCGGAGGCGGTCGGGACGGGTGACGGGGCCACGACCATCTTTGTGCTCGACTGGTTCCCGATCACCGACCACTCCGAGGTTATCTATGTGGATGCGGTGGCCAAAACTCGCGGGGTGGACTACTCCGAGGTGTCGGCTACGGGGACGATTACCTTCCTGGCCGGGAAAATCCCCACGCAGGGCCAACTCATCACCGCCAACTACACCTTCCCCACGTTGGGCCGCAACGTCCTGTACCTCAGGTGGGGCACATCGGACGCCGACAGGACGACACGGCTTGTCTACGACATTCAGACTTCGGCGGACAATGTGACCTATACCACGGTTATCAGCGACGCCCACGCGACGCCTAACTACCTCGCCGAGCACCTGTTGACCCTGTCCACCAACCTCTACCTGCGGGTCAAGGTGAAGAAGTGCAACGGGGCGGTGGCGTTGAGGTACGCGAAAGTTCAGTACATCGACTCTTCCAACGACATCGGGACGATCATCCAGACCATCGCGGGCACGGAGGGCGAGACCTCCTTCGACTTTGCGACGACCAGGCAGTACCGGAGTTCGATCACCGCCGCCCAGGGCGACGAAAAATGGGGGACGATGGAGTCCCTGGCCCAGTCGATAGGGTGCGAGTTGTTCTACTCGGCAACGGAGGTTTTGACGTTCCGGTTGGCCGAGGACTTGGACATAACCGACACGTCCATTCCGACCTATGAGACCCTGCTCAGCATGGATGCGGAGTACTCGGACGCGGGAATCTACAACCGGATCATTGCCGTCTATGAGGACGCCGGGGCGACCTACCGCTTCGTCGCGCTCAACGACGCCGCTTCCTCGCCGACCGGGACGCCCAACATAGGCACGCGGACCTCCCCGGTGTTCAAGTCGGCCACCGCGAACAGTCAACAGAAGGTGGAAGCCTGGGCGCGGTACCTACTGACCCTCTACTCCCGGCGCACCATCAAGGCCGAGATTAGTAAGTCTGCCGTCAACTCCCTGGAGCCGGGGGACGTCGTCCACCTGCATGAAAGTAAGTCGGGCGTCAATGGGAACTTCATCATGGAGTCATACACATTGACCGACAACGGCCGAGAATATGACATTAGAGCAAGCGTCTCGGAGGTGTAGCGGAATTGCCAAACTCAGCTATGGCTACATTGCATCAGAAGTTGCATGAGGGTGGCGGGCGACCAGTCGGGTCGCCACATACGCCTGGGGATGTGCAGGAAGTTGTGGTCATCGACTCGGTTTGGTACGGGTCGGACGGCCGCTACGTGCGAGTGCGCCGCCAGGGCCAGACCGGCGCGACGGGAGTCCTGCGCTGGTGCGGCGCGAAAGCCACGGCCCCCGTTCCGGAGGACAAAGCAATCCTGGTCAAGCCCTTGGGCAGTATGAATTTGGGTTGGGTCCTTCCGAACACGACGGCGGCGTCCTAGAGCAGAAGGCCCCGCCGCTTGGGCGGGGCCAGGTGAGGGCATCGAGAATCCAGGTGCTACGGCGTTCCTCCCGCCGCTATGTATGCGGCCTGGGCGGCGTCTAGAGCCTGCTGGTACGCAAGGTTTGCCACTCGCACGCTTTCTCGATAGACACCCCAAACGAGATCGCACGCTTCGCGGTCATCGGCGTAAATCGGTTCCTGGGGGTAGGGGAAGCCCAGGGCGGCGAGAGCCGCGTTCCGCGTCTGCGTGGCTTCGGCATACGCCGCATCGCGAACCTCCATGGCCGCCGCGGTGGCTTCCTCCAACTGAATCCTCGGATCCACTTCCAAGGCTTCCATCGCGAACATCCCTCCCGCCTCCAGGTAGGCCGCTCTGGCTGCGGCGTAGGCGTCTTCCCGGATCGCGTCGGCCGCCAGGCACGCCTGCACCCAGTTGGCGTGATCCACGCCGGGGCCGCTAGAGTAGTTGGCTGCCACGAACACGGCGTAAGCCGCCTGGGCCGCCACGTCATAAGCGGCGTCCGCTGCGACGATGGCCGCCTCATAGATTTCTTCCGCCGTGGCTTCCTCGCCCAGGATGGTGACTGTTCCCGTCCCAGCCGTCCCGGAGGGCTGAGTCTCCACGGCCGCCGTCTTCGTCTTGGGATCCCAGTTTACCCGGCCGCCCAAGCTCTCCTCAACAGACCGGAGCGGCACGAACACCCTGTCGCCGATGAGAACCGCCGGGGCATCGCTGGCCAGCCTCTGGCCATTGATGGTGACCGAGACCACCTGGAACCCCTTGTAGGTCGAGGACCCCGCCAGGCCGAGGCTTCCCAGGCCGACGGCGCACAACATGACGACCAGGGCTAGAGTTATCGCCCTCTTCATAGCTCTGCCTCCTTTACCATTCTCTGTGGCTCCATTATACCACGGACCCAGGGTTAGCCCATGCCCTATCTGCTCCAACGTATTCGCCATTCGCCCACTCACCCCAGGAGGTCCTCCCATGCTCTGGACACTGCTCCCCCTGCTCGCGCAAGCCGCCGAAACAATCCCGCCGGACGGTTGGACCGATGCCAACAAGGTCATCGGCAGCATCCTGGCCCTTGGCATCGTCCAGATAGCCCTGGCCGCCGTGAAGTGGAAGGGCGGCAACGGTCATTGCAAGGCCGACTCGCTCCAACCCCTCCTCCAGGCCATCGCCGCCAGGGATGCTGCCGTCCCCTGCGACGCCGAGAACCTCCGGCCGCTCCTGCAAGCCATCGCATCGAAGGAGACCACGGCCACCATGCTGGCCCCGCTCATGGAAGCCCTCCGGCAATCCATCGACCGCCTGACCGACGGGGTGAACGAGTTTAGGCGTGACAGTGGGCAGGCCCATGAGAGACAGGAGGGCGCGTTGGAGCAGATTCGCAGGCAGACAGACAGGAGGCGGGCGGGGTGAAGCCCCAGCTAATCCGGCCGGTCTTGGACACCTTCCCCGTCTCGGCCACTTTCGGGCAACTCGGCCGCCACTGGGAGCCGAAAGACCCCGTGACCGGGCTCGGCAAACACCATGGAGTGGATTTCGCCTGCCCGGTAGGGACCACCGTCCGGGCCATGTCCGGCGGGCTCGTCAAGGAGGTCACGTCCACCACGTTGGGCGGACTCTACGTGGCCGTCCTGCATGGCGACGGACGCCGGGCCTCCTACCACCACCTGAAGGCGTCCCTGGTCAAGGTGGGGGATAAGGTCACCCAGTGCCAGCCCGTGGCCACGTCCGGCAACTCAGGAACGAACACCACGGGGGAGCATCTCCACCTGACTCTCCGGGATGCCAAGGGGGCAGCCATCGACCCCATGCCGGAGTTCGCGCCGACCCCGTTCGCCGACATCGGGCCGGAACACTGGGGCTTCACCGTGGCCAAGTGGGCGCGTGACCGGCTTGAGATGAGCGGGGTAGACGGAGAACTCCGGCCGGAGGAGCCGCTCTCGACCATCCGGCTCCTGGCGCTACTCAGGCGGGCCCTGCGCGAGTGAAGGCGGGGCGTTTTGCGCCGAACGTATGTTCTTGATATAATTGAGATAGCAGGCCCGGAGGGGTTCGCCAACTGTGGATCGCACCATAAGACTCCCGCTTTTCCCGACTCCCGAGCAAGCCGCCGCCCTCGCCGAGACAACCCGGCAGTTTACCGCCGTTTTCAACGCCGCTTGCATCTGCGGTTGGGAGAACCGGGTACATAACGCGATACGCCTCCACTACCTGGTCTACCATCCGCTCAGGGCTCAATACCCCGCCCTCGCTAGCGACCTTCACATCCAGGCAAGGGCCAGGGCCGCTCAAACCGTGAGGTCTGCCTTCGCCCTGGCCAAGAAGGGTCGCAAGGTATCGGCTCCCCGCTCCCGCTCCTGCCCGCCGCGTTATAACCTGCACACGTTCAAGCTTGACTGGGCCGCAGGGTTGGTCAGGTTGTCCTCTGTCTCCGGGCGGATGACCGTTCCGTTCCGGGTGCCCGAGTATGCTGGGCGGTACGTAGGTTGCAAGACCCGCACCGCCGACCTCGTCGAGCGGGATGGGCGTTTCTGGCTTCATGTCTCCCTAGACGTTCCCGCTCCGCAGACGACTCTGGTTAACGCCGTGGTCGGCGTGGACCTTGGGATAGCCCAATCCGCCGTCACGTCCGACGCCCGCTTCCTGGGCGAGGGGTCTTGGCGAAATACCGAAGATCGGTACTTTCGCGTGAGGCGGGCTTTGCAGAAACGAGGGACAAAGAGCGCCAAGAGGCACCTCGGCAGGCTCCGGGGGAAACAAAGCCGCTTCCGCCAGGACTGCGACCATGTCTTGAGCAAAGCGATTGTCCAGACCGCGCCGCCAGGGGCCACCATCGTCCTGGAGGACTTGACCAACATCCGGTCCCGAGTCAGGGTTCAACGTGGCCAACAGGCCAGACGCCTCCATTCCTGGAGTTTCAACCAACTTCGTCAGTTCGTCGAGTACAAAGCGGAAGAGCGGGGTTGTACGGTGGCCCTGGTCGATCCCAGGCATACCTCGCAGCGATGCTCCCGGTGCGGCCATACCGCACGGGACAACCGCCGCTCCCGCGCTCTGTTCGTCTGTCGGCAGTGCGGTTTCAGCCTCCATGCCGACCTCAATGGGGCGCGAAACATAGCCGCCAAGTACCGTGCCGGGCTCGGCATGTCCGAACCCGGCGGGCCGCCTGTCAACCGGCCTATCGTGGCGCACGGAGACATCTCCTTGCAGCCGCAAGCCGTCGCCCCTTAGGGGACGGTGGTTGACTGTAATTCGGCGTCCGCCACGGAAGCCAAGGGTATCGAGGTCTTTCACTACGACGATCCCGACTTGGCCGCCATCCTCCTCCGGTACCTGCTGGCCTTCACCGGCGCGACGGATAGGGGAGTTAAGCAACCCCCGCCCACCTCGGATCCGAAGGACGCCCCCTCCACCCTGGCCCACTGGCCCGTCCTCCATGACCCCGTTTGCCCGGCGGCCCTGGTGGAATGTGGCTTCGTGAGTAACGCCGGCGAGTTGGCGTTGTTGATGAGCCCGGCCTACCAGGTCCGGCTGGGGTGCGCGTTGGCCGCCGGGGTGATGGAGTTTAGCAGAGTCAACGAAGGGAGGTGAAATACATGCCGCAAGACTTCGTCACATGGTCCTACCTCGGAACCTTCGCGGGTATGGCCGCCGCCACTTTCTGGCTCACCCAGAAGTCCAAAAACTTCATCGACGGCATCCTCGCTCGCCGGGGACTCTCCCTTGAAACCGACCTCCTAGCCTGGGCCTGGGCCGCCTTCCTAACCATCGTCGTATGGGGTCAACGTGGAGACCTCACCGTCGGTTGGAACTGGCCGCTCGCTCTGGTCAACTCCCTCTTCGTCGCCATTGTGGCCATGAGCACCCACCAAGCCGGTGCCAACGATGGGGCCGGGGCCGTCGAGTCTGCCTACTCCGGAGACGACATGGCCGACGTGACCCCCAAGCTTCGCGCCGTGGCCGCCTCCGCCGACGCCGAATTGGCCAAAGCTAAAGTTGCCGGCCAGTAGTTGCAGGCCCGGTCCACGTTGTGGTATCGTCTCCACTAGGGTCACCCGCTCCACCTGACAACGTTAACCCCAACGCCGACCTCCTCTCCGGCGTGTCCCACTCCTCCCAACGGCCCCCGGTCTCCTAGCGAGATCGGGGGCCGCCTCCATGCCGGAATACTCCGCGCCATGGAACTTGCTGATCGGGCGCACAAACAAAGTGTACATTCTGTAGCGGAGGCGAAGTCGTGATCGTCCATCAGGCATTCCGCTATGAGCTCGACCCGAACACCGCCTCTCGCGAAGCCTTGGCGCGACACGCCGGGGCCGCCCGCTTCGCCTATAACTGGGGCCTGGACATTTGCAAGGCTTGCCTAGATGTTGAGGAGCGTCCGCCGAGTGCCATGACTCTCCACCGAATCTGGAACAGGTGGAAGCGGGATAATATACCCTGGTGGAGCGATGTCTCCAAGTGCGCCCCGCAGGAGGCTTTCCGTGATCTCGACCGCGCTTTCCAGAACTTCTGGCGGGGGAGGAAGACGGGGAAGCGTGTCGGCTTCCCTCGCTTCCACAAGAAGGGCCGGGACGACCGCTTCCGGCTCACGCAAATTGGGCGCGTCCTCTCCCGTGCCGTGATCTTGCCCCGCCTGGGCCCCATCCGGACCAAAGAGCCGGCGGACAAGTTCCGGGGTCGAGTCCTATCCGCTACGGTATCCCGCGAGGCGGATCGTTGGTATGTGTCCTTGGCGGTGGAGCGGGAACGCCCCGACCCCGCTCCAGTTTCCGGCCCCGTCGTGGGTGTTGACCTCGGCTTGAACTGCTTCGCGGTCTTGTCGGATGGGACTCGTGTCGAGTCGCCCAAGCCCCTGGCGCGAAGCCTGCGCCGCCTTCGCCGGAGGAGTCGCGCACATAGCCGGAAGCAAAGAGACTCGGTTAATCAGGCCAAGGCAGCCATGGCTCTGGCCAGGCTCCATCGGCGCATCCGCAACCAACGGCGGGACTTCCTCCACAAGTTGACCACGGGACTGGCGAAAACCAAGTCGGTTATCGTGGTCGAGGACTTGTCCGTAGCCGGGATGGTCCGTAACCGCCGCCTGGCCCGGAGTATCGCCGACGCCGGGTGGTCGGAGTTCCGCCGGATGCTGGCCTACAAGACCGTCTGGTATGGTTCGCAATTGGTGGTCGGCCCGCGCTTCTTCCCGTCCTCGAAGACGTGCTCGGCCTGCGGTGCGGTGAAGTCGAACCTATCCCTGGCCGAACGGACTTACCGCTGCGACTCCTGCGGTCTTGAGATGGACCGCGACTTGAACGCCGCGCTCAACCTGGCGCGGCTCGTCGCCGGGAGTTCCCCGGAGACGGTAAACGCCTGTGGAGCGGACGTAAGACCCGCCTAGCGGGCAGACCGCGACGAAGCAGGAATCCTCAAGTGGCACTTGTGCCGCGGAGGAGGAACTGGCCGCCTCCTTTACTGCTCACCCTTGCCCGCCCCGGCCACCCGGCTGGGGCGGGTTTCTCTATGTACTTCCCTTGACGGACGTATACTCCCGGCGTATACTTCTCCCAAGGAGGTAATGACCATGGCGAAGAAGACGATTTACGTAAGGGACGGCGACGCCGAACTGTGGGCTAAGGCCGAAGCGATGATCGGGGAGGACAGCCTGTCCGGCCTGCTGGCCACCGCGCTCCGGGCCCATCTCGAACGGGAGGGGACGAAGGCGAAAGTGGTAAACGGAATGAAGCGCATTGTCGTGGACACCTACGACGACGAAAGGCTTATCAGAAAGGCGTTCACGGGGACGTGGCTTGTGGAGGGTATGGAGACCGGGGAGGATCGCTTCGACATCGGATGGCGCTATAGCGTGGCTTCCACCCAGGGCGGCCAGATAGCCCTCTACGCCTACAAGGGCGAGACTCCCGGCGAAGAACTGGAGGCCCACCTCAACGTATACGAATCCATACAACACGCCGCTGCGTCAGAGGAGCCGGAGGACATTCTGGCCGCTGCCGCCGCCGAACTGGGCGACGACTTCGTACAGGAACTCGACATCTAGCATAGCTCCAACCTTGCCCCCCTGGTCCTCCGACCGGGGGGCTTCTTCATGTGCTCCCCCGTCCTCTACGCCCCTCTGCGGGAACCCCTCGCGCTACGCCTGGCCCTGGCCGCCGCGGCACGAACATACATTCGCTTAGGCTATCACCCTAATCCGGGGGTCCAACGCGTCCTGGGGCATCCTACGCCGTCGGAGGGGCGGTGAAACGTCGTCTACCAGGGGGTTTGTGGCGGGCGACATTGTGCGTTGGGCCGTCTAGTTGACAAAACTCGGCGTTATGTGTAACCACGCAGGTAGATGGCCCTATGGACACCCCCGAAATAACGGCCTACGGGGTGCGTTGCGGGGCGCAACGTCCAATCACCCTAATCGGTCCATTCTCGCCCGCCCTGGGGCTTCCTAGAGCCTCCCTGCCCAGCCAACCCTTTGTCGAATTGTGTCGAAATCCTCTGGGCTGAGTGGGGAGCAAATGCGGCCCAGGGGTTGCGCTACGCTACGTGGGCATGATATGATGGGGTTGCGAGACGATACGGAATTCGAGGGAGGATGCGAGGATGACAATCAAGGCGAGGTATCCGGGCAAGTGCTACAAGTGCGGTGGAGTTATCGGAGTGGGCCAGGACATCGATTGGGACAAGGACACCAAGAAGGCTTCGCATCTCAAGTGTCCCGCGAAGGTAGCGACTCCCGTGGCGACCCCGAAGGCGGCGACTCCGAAGGCGGCCGACGGCAGCCAGGGTCTCCTGGTCACCGAGTTCCCGCGCCGGACACGCCAGGAGGCCCCGCCAGCGGGCTACGTGTTCCGGTCTAACAAGTACGGCAAGCACGTTACCGTCGTGAAGGTTCGGTCCGAGTTCCTTAGCGCGAACGATTGCGCCGAGAACGGCGATGAGACCTTCGGCGGGGCGGCCTACTGGCTGCACACGATCTACTGCCGCCCGGCGACCGATGAGGAAGCCGCGCCGGTCCTGGCCGCCGAGGTCGAGGCCCAGAAGAAGAAGGACGCCGCCGCCCGCCTAGAGGCTATCGCCAAGCAGACATGCCTGACCGGCGAACGGGCCCCGAAGATTGAGGGAACCCAGGACGGCCGGAACGACGTGGACGGCGAGGTCCTCTGCGACTCGTTCGACCTCCACGGCGGCGGGAGTCGGTTCGTCATAACCTCCGACGCCATCTGGTACGTGAGGAACAACGGGGCCGACGGGGACGACTGGTCGGCGAACAATGTCCGCACGGGCGGAGCGGGAGCCGTCGGCTACAGGGTTCCCCTCGACGCCGGGCTGGCTGAGGAGATCAGGACGCTGGCGGGGATCGTTGAGGTCAAGAAGTAGTCCGACCGGGGGAGCTACCCTCCCCCACCTTTGAGAACCCTTGCGGACGCCGCAGGACCCGAACCCCAAGGGGTGCGGGAGGAGAGGAGAGGTCGAGTATGCCGAGGACGGCGACCGAAATTCGCGAAATCCAACTGGGCATCCGGGAGCGAGTGGTGTTGTCTGAGTATCTAGAGGGCCGCACTCCGGATCCCCGCAGTCTGCGAGCCATACAGGTAGCCCGGCGGTACCTCCAGGGGGAGGCTACTCGCGAAGAACTTGGAGCGGTTCACCGCGCCGCCGAGGCGCTCCACAATGACCGGTACGGCCAAGCGCTTTGGGCGCTTGGGTCTACCCCCACCGAGGCTATCGGCACTCCGGGTTACCGCCCCTATAACGATGCGGTGACTTACGCCGCCTGGGTCGCTCTCCAGGCCATCGAGGACGTTGACGAAATGCGCTCCATTACCGGCGCTATCCCTCGCGCCATTGATGAGGCGGGCAAGGCGGCCGAGTCCGCGGCCCGGGCCCGGGGGCTCAACGCGGTCGATGCCGGCCGGGTTCAGAGGGAGACCGAGGCGGCCCTCAACGCCGAGCTTGGAGTAACTGGAGTCTGACAGCCCCAGGGCCGGGAGAAGGAGGAGGTAGACAATGAGTTATGACATTCGCCTAGAATGCCCGGTTTGCCGCGAGGCCCTGCCCGTGGACCATTTCACGGACGGCGGGACTCACCCTCTGGATGGTTCACGTGAGGCCGACCTGAATGTCACCTACAACTATGCGCCGCACTTTGACTTCAAGTCCCTGAATGACCGCCAGGCTGGCGACACCATCCCCGACTTGGAGGCCGCCCTCGAACGCTTGGGCGACAAGCCTGACGATGACTACTGGGCCGCTACGCCCGGGAACGCCGGACGCGCCGTGGCGATCCTGCTCGGTTGGGCGAAGCGACATCCCACGGGAATCTGGGGGGTCCGATGATGGGCGACCAGGATCAACGGCTGAAACCGAAGTTCCGCGAGTTGTTCTGGGCCGCCGTCCTCGCGGAGACCGAAGAAGAGTCTGAGCGTTTCAGGAAGGCCGCCGTCGAACTTCTTACCGCCAGTGCGACGGCAGAATGTGCGCACAAGATCGCGGGCCACTTCAGGGCCGGAGAAGGAGGGCTCAGACGATGACCATCGATTATGACCGTTGGGACGGCTCGACCGGCGGCAACTTGTCGCCCACCCAGGTAGTCGAGGATTGCCTGAGATTTGGGGAGTCGCATGGGGAGTTCGCCGACAGGTTTACCAGTGAGGGCTTCGTCCAGAAGGACCACCGCGAACAGCTGGCCCGCGACGCTTCCGAGGCTGGCCGCGAGTTCGGCGAGGCCGACTGGTCCGCCTACGTGGTCGGGCTCCGCCAGTTCATCGTGGACACCCTGGACGCCGCCCGGCCCGAGGGGACCATCTGCCGGCGAGTGGACGCCTCGATAACATGGACCTTCCCTGCGGATTCCGAACTGGAGTCCTGGGAAGCCGTGGGGGATGAGGCCGACTCGGCGACCCTGGTCACTGGGCTACTCGGCCGAGCACCCTATACGGCCCTGTACAACGTGGTTAGCCGGGGCCGCACCACGTCCTTCTTCGTCGCCGAGCCCGTCTACGGCATCAAGGAGTTCGCTGCGGCCCTGGGGATCGAGCGGAATCATTTCTCGGCCGTCCTCAGCCGGGGGCAGGGAAGTATCCCTCGTCCGGCCCTGGCGACCGCGGACGACCACATCTGGACGCATTCCCAGGTCGAGGAGTGCAAGCGGGCCCGGCTACTCAAGGCCCGCCAGCCCCGGCCGGTGGTCACGATCAGCGAGAACCCCTCGGGCGACCCGGAGGCCAAGCGGTTCATCGTGGCCCATCACCAAGGGGCCATGCCCGCCCACGCGGAACACGGCTTCGACTCCTTGGTCCAAGCGAAGGGGTCAGTGTCTAGGGAATACCTTCTCCGACGGCCCGTCAGGAAGGATGAGGCCGCCGGGGATGTCCTGTTCATCGGGAGGCTCCGGGCGAAGCGGCCCAAGTCGTAGGCGAGGGTTCGCGGAGGGCCGGGTTCCCACGGGGGCCTGGCCCTCTTCGCGTCACCGTGTCGAAAACTATCTCCCGGCGGAGCAGGTATACTAGTAGACAGGGGGAGGGGAATAGGATACAATGTAGACAGGTAGAGAACGGGAAGGCGAGTTGAGAAAGATGGCTCTCAAGCGCGAACGCGTCACCTGCGTCTTCGTCGGAGCGGAACGCCTCCCTGACGTCCGGGTGGGCTTTCAATCCACGCCCCTTGGTGGCGTCGTTCTGCGCCGCCCGACCTTCAACGGGCGGTTCGCCCTTTGGGTTGGCCGCGTGTTCGGTCCTGACGGACAACCTTTTTGCGCGGTGTACCAACGGCAGGGGCAGGCAATGATTTTCGCGGGCAGGACCGCTTTTCGCGTAGACCTCCAACGCCTAGCGGAGGGTTACTCCTACAAACCCAATGCCTAGCGGGGGATAGGATACAATGTAGACAGGTAGAGGGGGGGGGCAACCAGGATGGCCAAGAGGGGCTGGCGTTACGTGGCGGAGTACGGCGGCGAACGCTTCACGCGCACCTCGGCCCGCATCTACACTCACGCAGTAGTGATTGACGATGCTAGCGGCGCGTGGGTGTGGTCTTTCTGTGGCAGTGAGACCCTCGCCGTCCAGCAAGCCGCCAAGGCGAGAAGGACCCGTTCGGCGTGCAGAGTCGAGATCGTTCCGGTCAAGCGGGAGGGCTAGGGACGCACCACCCTGCGGGTCCCATAGGGCCGAGGGAGAGGATGGGGATAAGAGTGGCCAAGAGATGCAACAGGGCATATATCGGACGCTTCACGGACCAGGACGGTAGCGTTCACCGGGTTCACGCTGAGCGCCAGGGGGACAAGATCGAGGGGTACCGCTGGCAGGTCCTCGGGGACGGCCAGGACGCCGAGTGCTCGGGCAAGACATTCGGCGAGGCGGTCAAGGCCGCCTGCGACGCCTGGCCGGAGATTGAACTGGGCGAGGTGGCCGGGGACGCCCTGCGACGCTACCTGGCCTGGCCTGGCGGTCGCGTACCCGCCCCGCGAGTCTGGTGGCCCACCGAAGCCGAGAAGTTGGGTCGGATGCTCGGGGCCGACAAGGAATGCCCGGTGGCCGAGTTCATCAGGTGTAACCGGGAAGCCGACGTGGCCGGGTACGAGCAGGAGTGTAAGGTCGGCGAACCCACCGCCATTTGCGGCCTGTGCGCCGAGATGCTGGGCCACCGGGAGACCTCGGCGGACGGGTTGTGCGCCATCCGGCTGAGGATGTTGGTTCCCGTGCTCCTGCCGGATGACGTGGAGGAACAAGAGGGCTAGGCTCGACCACAACCGGGGAGTCGTCGTGGCTCCCCTGGAGGAAGGGGGTTCCCCATGCGCCGCCTTGCCTGCCTTATCACCGGGCTCGCCCCGGCCTGCGAGGATTGCCTGGTTCGCCAGGCCCTCGATGAGTATGTCTGTCGCGGCCGGAACCTCATCGGAACCTACGTAACCCTGGCCGACGTGGCGAGGGCCGAGGGCCGGATTAGGGATGCCCGCCGGAGGTTGAACCGCGCTCGCGGGAACCGACTGGGTTACGTGTCCCCGTCAACGCACCAGAGGGCCGTGACCAGCATGACCAACACGCTTCGCAGGCGGGAGCGGGAGTTACTGGCCGTCATGGCTGGGTTGGCGAGGGAGAGGTACACCGAGTTTCCGAGATAGTCCCGGTTCGCCGGGGAGAGGAGGAGGGCCATGCTTAACTGGAAGGGCAAGGAACTCGTGACCTACGGGGACATCATGGACGCGATTCTGGCTTGCGAGACCCCGGAGGAAATGCGGGCCTGCATGGACGCCTATCGGGCCGAGAACCCCCACGCCGATGGGAGCATCGGGTACATGACGGGCTACTACGACAACGAGACCGCCAAGCGGGTCAAGCGGTGGCTAGGAGTCAGGCACCCCATTTTCGACGGCCACGACCCGACGCCGAAAGAGGCGTTTGGGGCGGGCAAGAAGTGGGCCGGGGAGAGCCGGGCGGGCAAGGAGGCCGAGCCGACATGCTGACCACCAAGGACCTGCTGGACCCCCGGCACACTCCGGGGCCGTTGGAGGTTAAGCGCACCGTGGGCGCATGGGGAATCTACGCCCCCGAGTCCGGCCTTATCGCCCCGGTATCCACGGAGGCCGATGCCACCCTGTTCGCCGCCTCTCCCGACTTGGCCAAGGTGGTCCGGGAGTATCTGGAGGGACTGGAGGATAAGTGGCTCCCGGATCATGGTCCGCTATTGGACGCCCAGCCCCTGTACGCCATTCTCGCCAGGGTCTACGGGACGAAGGAGGACTCCGATGTTTAAGTCATTCGCCAAACTCAACAGGGCCGCCCTGCTGGAGATGGGTCTCTCTGAGGCCGAAGCCGACGCCATGCTGGCCAAGCCGGGCGGGAGCGACTGGACCACGTTGAAAATCCCTAGCGAGTTGAGGGACCGCCTCGCCACCCTGGCCCGCAAGGAGGGCCTGTCGATGGGGGCCTTCGTGGCGAAACTGGTGGAGGAGGCTCGCCGGGAGAAGGAGGGTGACCAGACATGACCGGCTCCGAAGTGTTGGCCAGGTGGAACACCCTTACCCCGGCGGAACGTGACGCCTGGGTGGCGGAGAGGTGCATGGACATGTCCCTCATGCGTTGCGTGAACAGCGCGGAGTACGTGACCCACGAGATGGCCATGGACGCCGGAGACCGCTCGCTCGAAGGGTCCCTCTACCGCGCCGAGGAGTGGGAGCCGGTCGAGCCGCCCCCGTTCACCCAGGACAACAACGCCGCCATCTCCGTCGCGGAGAAACTGGGGCTTACCCTGCTTCCCGTGCGAGACTTGGCGGACGAGGATAACCCGAAACTGCTGGGATGGATAGCGACGGACCACCCGGTGGCGATGGGCGACTGGGCCGATGGGCCGCGCGAAGTCCTCTTGGCGATAGACAGGTTCCTGCCCGCCGAGTTGGTCCAGCCTACCCCGGCGGCCGCGATATGCCTGGCGGGGTTGGCCTACGTCGAGGGAGGCGAGGGTTAGCATGGACTCCGAACTGGCCGACGCGCTCGTAGCCATCGAGGCGAAGGTGGATCGGTTGTTCCGCTATCTCGTCTCGATCACCGACGCCTGCCCGGACTGCAAGGGGATGGGCTGGTACCCGAGCGCGTATCCCCACAGGGAATGCTCGGGTTGTGCGGGAAGCGGGAGAGTGCCGAGGGGGCGGGGAGGTGAGGGTTGATGCTATGGTTCCTGGTAAACGAGGTTCATAGGTGCCACTGTGCCGCCTGGGGTGACACGGAGACCGAGGCCCAGGAGGCGCGACTGGATTGCCGGTACCGCGACGGGAAGGGTGTCTGCTTCGTGGACGGCGTCTATGACGCGGTCGGCAGGGACGGCCGGAGGTACCTGGTGGTAAAGGGGGAGCCGGGAGACCTGGCCCGGCAGGGTTGAACAACAGAGATCAACAGAGAGGAGTGTTGACGTTGGACGTTGACAAGCTCCACGGACTCCTAGCCGACGTGACTAGCCCATTCTACGAGGGGGTCACTGAGGACGCCGGGCTCGCCATAGTAGACTGCCACTTCGTGGTTATCGGCGTGGACAAGGTGAAGGCCGAGGCCCGCCGGGGCGAACTGGTGGACCTGCTGGCCGGGTATTCACCTCCCGGCAGATTGGCCGTCGGTCCCTCGTACATCGAGGTCGGCGGCGTCCTGGGCGACCAGGGCGAGGCGTTCCGGCTATTCGCGGTCGGCGAGGCTCTGGGAATGTGGAAGGTGATTACGCCGAAGACCATGGGTTTCGAGGGCCGCGCGGCTGAACAGTTGGCTGGACAGGGGTTCGTCATGATGAGCGGCTACAAGGTCGCCTGAGCCTCCGGGGTATAGACAGCCGCCTGCCGGCCGGGGTAAGATGGGGTTAGAATCCGGCCTGGCGTTCCTCCGGGGACGGGCAGGCGAGAATCCAAGAGAGGCCGCCCCAGCAAGGGGCGGTCTTCTCGTTTCTACTCCACCCTCTGCCACACGAACGCCATTCTGACCCGGTGGTTCGTTGACCCCGCGATTCCCACGGTCCCCACAAGCAACACGTCCGCCTTCCGGTACATCGGGAGCACCGTGTCCAGCCAGACTAGGAAGCCGCCCGGTCTGAGCGCCTTGGCGCACTCGCCTACCACCCTCTTCCTGTTGACCGGCCCCGTCCCATACTTCGCTGAGTCCTCCTTGGAGTATGGCGGGTCGGCCAGGATGAGCCCGAATCTCCCCTCCCCCACCAGGTTTCCCAGGTCATGCGCGTCTCCCACGATGTCCGGGTTCATGTCGGCGCGAATGTCCAGCCTCAAACCCTGGCCCGCCTGCACGGACCCGGCGAACAGGTGGAGGGTCATGTCCGGCGGGATGTCCGGGAAGAGCGTGGTCACCCGGTCGAGATAGCCCGGCGGGTAGGACCCATAGTATCCGGAGCCCCGGTAGTTGTTGCCGCCCATCCAGACTCCGGTCAGCCAACGGTCCGTGCCGACCATGGGCGGGCGAGTCGGCCAACGGGAGTTGTAGAGGGCGGCGCGGTCGGCAAGGGTTAGCATGTCGGCACCTCCACCTCGCTCGACTCGGTGCATCTCCACAGTCTAGTCCCCACTCTGACGCCTCCCACCATGTCCAGCAGCTTCTTGACGCCCAACCCGTCCGGGAAGGCGACGGTTACCCCGTTCACCGTGACCCACAGGTTGACCGGGATTCCCTCATCCTTCGTGGTGGCCCGGAATCTCAGGCACCTCTGCGTCGCCCTAGTCGCCCACTCTTCCCTATCGGGGAAGTTTCCTTCGGTGAGTCTCAGACCCCACGCGGGATCCCCGACCATCGAGGCGGCCAGGTCCCACGCGGCGGCTGGCGGGATCGCCGCGGCGAACCGGGCCTGGTAGACGGCCAGGCGCGGAGCAGGGGGCCGGCCGAACAGGGGGAGTTGGGCTTCGATAGGTCTCATGGTTCCCCCGTCAGTCCCAGGTCGGCCATGATTTGCCGGGCCACCTCGGGGTCATGGGGTGTCTGCGGGCGGCGTGGCTTGACCACTTTAGCCGGGAGAACCCCTCGCCACCGGAGGGCCGATTCGCGCGGTGAGGATCGGCGAACGAAGGCTTCCCCGGTCTCCAACGCCCTCACGTAGTCTATGGCCTCCGTGTTGCCCAGGTCGAACTCGCCGTCGAGGGGGGCCGTGATTAACTGGATAACGATGGCCAGCGGGCCGCAGTAGAGGGGAAGTCGGTCCGCCGGGGCGACCCGCCGGGCCTCCAGGATGACCCTCGCCGACTCGGTTCCCACGGCCACCAATCCGACTCCGGCTTCCTCGAAGGCCGGGAGGTTCCTGGCCGCCGGGGCGACATACTCCTCCGCCATGCCCACCCAGGAGTAATCGACGTGCCAGCGATTCCGGGCCGCCTGGGCCAACGCGCGTCTCCAGTCGGACACCTTGAGTTCGACGGCCACCATGTCACCGTCGGCGAACCAGGCCACCAGGTCGGCGAGGCAGTTCCCGATGTTGCAGACCTCGCCCAGGATGGACCCCGCGCCGCGACTGGTAAGCCAGGCCATCGCCGGGGCCGTCAGGGATGACTCGGGACGCCTAGTCCTCACGACCACGCCGCCGCCCACATGGCTTGAAGGAGTCGATGGAACGCCTCGCCGAATTGGGCGGGCTCGCACTCCACGCATAACTCCCCTCTCTTCTCCTCTACCCCGAACCCGGCCAGGGTGACTCGCAGGGCGGCCCAGTCTACATCGCGGCCGGACATGGCCCGATCGTCTAGGGTGTCCGCGCTATCCGTCAGGCGCAGGCGTCCGTCGTCGCCGGTCCAGACGTCAATGACCATGCAGTCATTGTGGCGATCCAGGAACGGCGTGATAATCCTCGTCCACTTGCTCCCAGTGGCCTCGGTGCGAAACTGGCCGCCCAGATAGGCCAGGTAGGACGCGGCGAAATCGGTAGGCATGTTAACCCCTCCTTCTGCCTGGTTATTGAGGCCCGGCGAGAGAGGTTCCTTCTGGTGGGTGGGGTGGGAAGGGGAATGACTAATAGTCCTTGACAACGGGGTCGGGATGGGATACAATGTAGACAGATGGAGAGGGGCAACAAACATGCGGACCGCCCAGCAGGAAGCGTACATCGAGAGGCTCCGGGAACTCGACAAGGACGGCCAGTTGCAGGACCATCTCAACCGGGCCAAGAGGGTAGTCGCCCAGCGCATCTTCGCTGAGCACCCGAATGAGGACATCAACCGCATCGCCAGGGTGGCCGAGGCTCTGATTGAAACCATCGCCATGGGGATGCCCGAGTAGAGACAGGGGACGTAGGGACCGCCCGATGAACCGGGAAGCCGGGGAGGGCGAGGAGAATAAGAGAGGAGATGGGCTCAGTGGTAGAACGGGCGGTCCTAGTTGACCCGGCCTACGCCAACCGCATCAATGCGGCCGTGGCTAACGGCGACGGCGAGAGGGCCTTCGAGCTCCTCGCGGGCGAAGGTTGGCGGATTAGTCTCTGGCAGACCCCGGAGAACCGGGAGAAGTTGAGCGTCGATGCCATCTGGTTCCTGGAGACAATCGAGGCAACGCCGAAGAAGTTCTGGCGTTCCTGACGGAGGTGCTTGAGGCGCAGGTGAAGTAGGCCATGCCCCGCCCGATGAACCCTTGGGGGAGGGTGGGGAGAATGGGAGAGGAGAGGTTGAGATGGATCGCAAGGCCGAGTTCGAGCAGAAGTTTGTTGGCTGCCGCTACGTCGAGCGCCTGTCCGAAATGAGAGAGGTCAACGGGTCCGGCTTCTACCCGGTTGTCAGCGAGGGAGGGGTGATCGCCATCTTCGATTGTGCAAACCCTGACCCCGCTTACTCTCGGAAGCCTCGCGTCGGGAGCATCTATTCCGTTAGGCCCCTCCGTAGCGACTGGCACATCGACGCCGACAAGCCGGACACCCCGCAAGCACAGCACGTCTAGCCCAGCCCCATGGGGAGAAAAGGAGATGGGCGAGGTGGATAAGCTCGAACGCAAGGAGTGTCCGATCAATCTCTGGTACCTGAGCCACCGGGCCGCCGACGTTGAGGAGTTCGCCGGGGAGCACGGTTTCTTGGACCTAACGACCGCGACTTGCCGGATATGCGAGGAGT